TCACAGGCGAGTTTGCAATGTGTATAGCAAATCCAGTGCCTGTCGCGGTGTCAGATCATCGACTTTGACCTTCGACAGTTCGTCGAGCACCGGGTGAGGCAGGCTTGCGAACATATCGCTCTGCTGCGGCACCGCAGGTTTGCCGGGTTTGGCCTTCGGCTGCTCGTGCGGCAGGCTGGTGGTTTCCAGACGCTGCAAGTGCTCCTTGGCGCGAGTGATGACTTTCCCCGGAACGCCCGCAAGCTGTGCCACAGCCAGGCCGTAGCTCTGGCTCGCCGGCCCTGGCAGTACGCGGTGCAGGAACACGATTCGCTCGTTATGTTCAGTGGCATTCAGGTGCACATTGGTCACCAAGGGTTCGCTTTCCGGCAAAACCGTCAGTTCGAAATAGTGCGTTGCGAACAGTGTGTAAGCCCGCAATTGCGCGAGGCATTCAGCTGCAGCCCAAGCCAGCGAAAGGCCGTCGAAGGTACTGGTACCGCGTCCGACCTCGTCCATCAACACCAGGCTTCTATCGGTGGCGTTGTGCAGGATGTTTGCCGTTTCGCTCATTTCAACCATGAATGTCGAGCGGCCGCCCGCCAGATCGTCGCTGGAGCCGATACGGGTAAAGATCCGGTCGACCAGCGACAGCTCACAGCTGGCGGCAGGCACGAAGCTGCCGATGTGAGCCAATAGCACGATCAGTGCCGTCTGACGCATATAGGTCGATTTACCGCCCATGTTCGGGCCGGTGATGACCAGCATGCGAGTACTGTCGTCCAGCGCCAGGTCGTTGGCAACGAACGGTGTGCTCAGCACTTGCTCGACGACCGGATGACGGCCTTGCTCGATGCGCATGCAGGGCTCGGCGACAAACCGAGGGCAATTGAGGTCCAGATTCAGCGCGCGCTCTGCGAGGTTGCTCAGCACGTCCAGCTCAGCCAGCGCCGCTGCCGTATCCTGAAGTGGCGCAAGATGTCCGATCAGGTCCTCTAGCAGCGCTTCGTAGAGCATCTTCTCGCGTGCCAGAGCGCGGCTTTTCGCTGAAAGCGCCTTGTCTTCGAACTCCTTGAGCTCGGGTGTGATAAAGCGCTCGGCTCCCTTGAGAGTCTGGCGACGTATGTAATCGGCCGGTGCCTGCTCAGCCTGCTTGCTTGGCAACTCGATGAAGTAGCCATGCACGCGGTTGTAGCCGACTTTAAGGTTGGCGAGGCCGGTGCGGGCCTTTTCGCGAGCTTCCAGATCGATCAGGAACTGACCGGCGTTTTCACTCAGCGATTGCAGATCATCCAGCTCGGCGTCGTAGCCGGTCTTGAGAACGCCGCCGTCGCGAATCACGGCGGGCGGATTGTCGATGATCGCGCGCTGCAGCAGATCGGCCAGTTCCGGATAGGTACTGGCAGTCAGCGCAAGCTGCTGCAGGTGCGGCGCGTCCAGGTCGGTCATCGCCTGTTGCAGTTCAGGCAATGCACTCAGGGCATCGCGCAGACGAGCGAGGTCCCGTGGGCGGGCATTGCGTAGGCCGATACGCGCCAGAATCCGCTCGATGTCACCGATTTCCTTGAGCTGCGGTTGCAGGTTTTCGAAGCGATAGCGCTCCAGGAAGCAGGTAATGGACGTCTGGCGTGCCTGAAGAATCGTCAGATCGCGCAGCGGTCGGTTCAGCCAGCGAGTCAGCAGACGCGTCCCCATTGCGGTCTGGCAGCGGTCCATGACGGATTGCAGGGTATTGTCGCGGCCACCGGAAAGATTGGTGTCCAGCTCCAGATTGCGCCGACTGGCAGCATCGAGGATTACAGTGTCGTCGAGACGCTCGTGACGCAGGCTGCGCAAGTGAGGCAGGGCGGTACGCTGGGTTTCCTTTGCGTAACTGAGCAGGCAGCCTGCGGCACCGATGGCCAGGGTCAGGCTTTCGCAGCCGAAACCTTTCAGGTCCTGGGTCGAAAACTGCTGACACAGACTTTTATGGGCCGAATCCCGCTCGAAATCCCACGGTGCACGACGTCGCGCACCACGGCGCTTTTCAGCAGGCAGACCTTGCGGCCAGTCGTCTGGAATCAACAGCTCGACCGGGTTGATGCGTTCGAGCTCGGCCAGCAGATTCTCCCAGCCCTTGATCTCCAGCACACTGAAGTTGCCGCTGGTGATATCCAGTACGGCGAGGCCGAACAGGCGCTCATCACCCAGCACGGCAGCGATCAGATTGTCTCTGCGCTCATCCAGCAAGGCCTCATCGCTGATGGTCCCTGGCGTGATGATACGCACCACCTGACGATCCACCGGCCCCTTGCTGGTGGCCGGGTCGCCGATCTGCTCGCAGATCACGACCGATTCGCCCAGTTTCACCAGCTTGGCCAGATAGCCCTCGGCGGCGTGGTAAGGAATACCGCACATGGGAATGCTCTGACCTGCCGACTGGCCGCGTGCGGTCAGGGTGATGTCCAGCAGCTTGGCGGCTTTCTTCGCGTCTTCGTAGAAGATCTCGTAGAAATCGCCCATGCGATAGAACATCAATTGATCCAGGTGCTGGTTTTTGAGCTTCCAGTACTGCTGCATCATGGGGGTATGTGCGGAAACGTCCATTAATCAAAGCCTTGGCGCGATGCGTCTATTAGACGGTGGCAAAATGTCTAATTCTACCGCGAAAATTCTTGAGGCGCTTAGGAACTGAACACCGGCAGGAACACACCAAAGGTTTGGCGATGTTTGGTGAAAAGCGTCGTTGGCACCCTAATTGCTGCGTTCCTCGTTGCGTCAAACGTTTGAACGCTATGTACAGCAGCCTGTCGGAAGCTTTACAAAAAATCGTAAATTATGCTTTTCTAAGAGGGGGCGGATTGCTAGTATCGCCGCCCACCACGTACGTATGGAAACGTTGGATCGGAGCCCTGAATATGCAAGCAAACCGAATAGATTTTGAAGCCGGGTTTTCCCTACTCAAGATTCCTTTCAGCAACAGACCTCTTGAGCAGCCGTTGAAAGGAAGCGCGGATACCTTCAAGCGAGCATCCGTACTAACTGATGCTAACGTCTCATATGCAATGAACTCTCACGAGACCAACGCCAAGCGTTGATCTCAAAGGTTGATTTGAGCCCGGCGCTGCCGGGCTTTTTTATGGAAATCATATGCCTAGTTGGAATGAAGTGCTGCACGAGATCATTCGTGAGCAGAACGCAGGCGCACAGGACAGCATCGACAGAGTTCGTCGCAAGTACATCAGCAAACTGCACGATCACACTGGCCGAAATATCATTTGTTACTATTCCGGCTGGCTGCAGAAGCCAGGTTTCACGCTATCGAGCGTGAATGATGATGACAAGAACGGTTTCATGAACGCGGTCTATCAGATGGATCGCTCCAAGGGCTTGGATCTTATTCTGCATACGCCTGGCGGTAATATCGCCGCGGCCGAGTCGATTGTTCACTATCTACGTCAGATGTTTGACACTGATATCAGAGCGGTAGTACCGCAGATATCGATGTCCGCTGGAACGATGATCGCATGCGCCTGCAAGGTTCTTGTCATGGGCAAGCAGTCCAACATCGGACCTTTCGACCCGCAATTCGGGGGTATCCCCGCGTACGGAGTTCTCGAGGAATTTCAAAAGGCCGTCGAAAGCGTTAAAGCTGACCCAGGCTCAATACCTATGTGGCAGGCGATTATCACCAAATATCATCCTACCTTTTTAGGGGAGTGTGAGAAGGCTATTGAGCACGCGGCTGACATTGTTAACATGTGGCTCGTGAGCGGCATGTTCAAAGATGACCAGCAAGCCGTGAGCAAGGCTAAGATCATTGTTACAGCGCTAAACGATCATGCAGGTACCAAGACTCACGAACGGCATCTCCACATGGAAGATGCTATTGGGTTCGGACTGAAGGTTTTGCCGCTGGAAGATGACCAAGTTTTGCAGGATCTGGTGTTGACCGTTCATCACGCATACATGCATACGTTTGCATCCTCCAATGCTGGAAAGATCATTGAAAACCATCTTGGGGCTGCAAGTATTCAATTCGCGTCATGAGGCTTTTTGGCTGCATTGATTCTCTCAGGCATTGTAGGAGGCTGGGCGACATCGATTTCTCTCAGTCGCAGGTAGCGTTTTGTCATCTTGGCATCGGTGTGACCACCTAGCATCTGAGCGTTGTTGCCCTGCCGGTCAGTGTCGGTGAGAGACTTCGCGCGCAGGTCGTGGATGGTTGCACCTTTGACACCTGCCGCTTTACAAGCGGCTCGGAATCCCATCTTGCATGTGTCGTAGGAGACCGGCTTACCACCGGATCGGGCACAGAATAGCGTTGCCCCTCTGACCTTTCGAGGCAGAGCATGCACCCGATCCAGAAGGGCTTTTAGATCTGGGCTCATGGCGACTATCAGCTTTGCTCCGGTCTTCTGTTGTTCAAAGGCTATGCCAACATCAGAAATATCGGACAGCTTGATGTTGAGCACGTCACTGATGCGCTGCCCTGTCAGGAAGCACATTTCCCAAATCACGCTCATGTATTCCGATGAGGCGGCACAGATTGCGGCGAACTCTGCATCGCTGATGTATCGGTCTCGCTTCTTTTCAGCGTGCCGGCGTATGCCGGTGCAAGGATTGGAATCGACGATCTGCCTTTCGAGAGCATAGGCAAAGACCATTCTCAGAAACGATATGACGCGGTTGGCCATGTTCGGCGTGTCGGACATGTGTAGCTTAAGCGCTGCCACATGGCGCGGCAGCACTTGGCGGGGCTCGAACTCTTCAAGATACGTCTTGAGCCTTACCGAAGCCGCTTCGTACTGTTTGATTGTGTTTTCTGAGAGACGTTTACGCATCGCGTCCAGCGCCTCATCGATAAGCACTGACATCCCGCCGTTGCTTTTACCGCCAACGATCTTCGCGTAAGCCAGCAGCGCCTCCTGAAAGTCGCTGCCGAGCCGCTCCCACTTCCCCTTCCGTACCAGGTAATACGCGCCGTGCTTGAGGTACATGCACGGCGGCAGGTGCCTGTCCTTCTTTCTCGGCCTCATGGCTCACTTCCTCATCCAAGCCTCAGCTCTGGGCCTTTCCTTTCTGCGATTCCGCCCAAGCGAGCAACAACAACTTGCCTGAGCACCTTTGGTTTTCCATCTGCACCAATCAGATAGCCGAAGCGTTCCGCTTGCAGCCATTTGAGTTGGTCTTTGGGCCTGACGTAGCCAGTCATGTCGGCTACTTCATCCGGCGTCATGAACATGGTTCGACTCCAGGCCGCGCTGGGCGGCGGAAGGGGGTTAGGATCTGTTCAGGGCGAGATTCAAGTCTCTGCTTGCCCACTGAACGTACGGCCCATCCTCGGTATCGAAAATTCCGAGCAGGAACCAGTCGTAGGCCGGCGGCTTCTCCGGTTCCCAGCCGAGGCAATTGGCTGCGCCTTCCTCCCAGTAGGGGTGCGATTCGAGGTCGGAGTCCATGTGCCAGCCGACCACCTTCATCTGCTGACCATCAAGCCAGGCTTTGTAGGCGGCATGGTCTTCATCGAAATTCGGGATTCCTGGGTGATACCAGTAGCCGTCCTCGTCGCGGGCGACTTCGACAGGGCCTATCAACTTTTCTTCGGGCATGACTTCGTCCTTGCCGCACACGCGGCTGACATTGAATTGATTGAGAGGGGGTGGTTACTGCGGGGTGTTCAGCTTGGCGACTTCATCAAGGCAGGCGTTCCAGGCCTTGGCCTCGCCAACTACCGCCGCATGCTGGTCGGCGCCCTCAAACTCATCACGATGCGGTAGGTCAAGGCGTTCAGGCAGCACCACCTTCGCCGTGGCGGGCTGGGCATGAAGGTAGAGTGGGATACAGTGCCGTTCATTGCGATCAAGTCGTGCTCCAATTCGTCCGACACCGAATTGGTATTCCCGGATGTCTTCCGCGACAGCCAGCGTAACTGTTGAAATGAACGCAAAAGGCTCGCCCTGCTGATCGGCTGGCTGGTCGAGTAAGGCGCGAAGCTCGCGGTATGGCGCTGACGCAGACATAGCGGCAACTGTAAGCAATTGCATCAGCAGCTCGCGCGACACGCGCACCTCGTTCGGTTTGTTGGTCATGATTTCACCGTCATGCGCCGGCATCGGCCGCATGCTTGAAAAGTGGCTTCAGGGTTTTTGGCTATTCTCCAAAACTTTGATTTGTCCTCGGTTCCCTTGGGGTGCTCAAGACCCTCTTGGCTTCTGATGCCGCAGTACGGAGCAACAGTTCCAGGTCTGTACAGATGAAGTTTTACGCTCATACCTGCTCGCTCCCAGCTGGCTCGGACAGAACGGCTTTCAGCTTTCGAATACGCATAGTCATGGCGCCCGGAAGCTCTTCGCCATCAAAGCCCTCAACCACGTCAGCTGCTCGATGCTCCAGCTCATCACACCGCGCCTTGAGTCCCACAATTTCCGAATTCAGTTCTGAAATCTGCTCCCATCGATCAGCAAGTTCGGCCTTGAGCTGGTCGCGCTGTTCCCGAGCCTTACCCTTCATTGCCTTTTCGGCATCGCGGTCTGCGATCAACGTTTGGATTGAGAAAAGCTGTCTTTCTGACTCCGCATTGAGCCGCTCAATCTCGGCCTGTAGCGGGGCGAGGTGGGTATCATCGTAGACAGGCATCCCGTCCTTGATATGGATTTCTCCGGATGACTCAAAGACGATCCTCTCATCACAGTCACGATGCAAAGTACCGATAACCACGGGCTCCCCGCCGAGCGCTGGCGGTTGAGGGGCTGCGGCGGCCTGCTCAAAGTAAGTCTGCGTCACGGTGCGCATCTGCGTGAAGACGCCGCACGGGCCGAGCTTTTGAACTTCGTCCTCGATGCGGCTGAACTGGCTACGAAGCCAGTCGGGTATTGGATGCTTGCTCATTTCGGCGTCCTCATAAAATGCTGGGTTACAGCCTCGGCCACGAAGCGGCAGCCCATCTCACTCAGACCGCTGGCGAACTGCGCAGCCGCGTCGTTGCGAATTCGGTATTCCCGGTCCAGCCGCAAAGCAACCGCAGAGCAGAAAGAGCCGATATCCTCGATGTCCATCTGCTCGACCAGCTTGTCGACTGAGAGGAACACGGTCGTTTCCGTGTTGATGCCGAGACGCTCACTCATGATTTTTCCTTCGCGCTCTGCGCATAACGGGCCTGACGCGCTTTGGAGCAGGCCTTGTGGTTTCCGTGGGAGCGGCACTTGCCGCAGATATCGCAGCTGCTCTTGACGGCGAACCACGGGGCAGGGTTGGGCTGTAGCGTTGTGGGGCGGTGGGCTGAGGTCATAGCTGCTCCAGAATTCGCATGCCGATCCAGCGCACGACTGGCACGGCCTTGCTGTTGCCGATCGCTTTGTAACGCGGGCCGTCCGGGCATAGCCCCCGAACCCTGCCGCGCCAGGGGATGAGTGTGTAATCGTCGGGGAAGCCCTGCAGCCGCTCACATTCCCGCGGAGTTAGTCGACGGACCGATGGTCCGCTCTGAATGGATGGGGTGCCCTGGCCAGGCTTTCCGCCGCCGGTGCTGAGCGCGCCGGTTATTCCACCATCGCCATCCTCATACCGGAGTTCTGATCGTGAATTCTCGGCGAAGGCCGCAACAATCGGTTGTCCGCGACCGGTGCCATCTTCGCTGCCATCAAAACCTTCAGCCTTCAGGGTGTGCGTTACGTCGCCTGTGACGCACACAGCGATCTGGCCGCCAGCGTTGGCATGGCTGGTGCCATGCCCCATGGCACGCAAGGTCGGCGCGATGTATCCAGCGTCTGCGCCGTGATCCTTGCAACTGAATGCCAGCACGTTCTCCTGCCCGCTGTTCCGGCCGAGAGCAAAAGCCAGGGAATCGCTATAGCTGGGGTCTTGCGTTCCGTGAACGACCAGCAAACCAGATTCTGCGTCCTGCTGGGTGGCGCTGCCAGCGGCTTTCCCGTTGGCCTGGAGCGTTCCGGCGACCACCAGCAGGCTTTCTCTGCTCTCATGGTCACCGTATTGATTGGTTGTGAGCGGCGCAGTTACAACATGTCCGGCCTGAGCTTGGTTGTCATCTGCGCCGCATGTTCCAACGCCATTTGCAGTGAGGGCGGCAACAGCCTTGATCTCGCCTCGGCGCGGCGCAGTATCCCGGCGCACGCCTTCGCGCTCAAAAAGTACTGCGGTGGGATCGAAGTCTGCTCGAGCACTTGCGACAAGGAACACACGGCGGCGTCGTTGGGCCAGGCCGAAATATTGGGCGTCCAGGATCCGCCATGCGATTGTTCTTTTGGGTCCATACACACAACCAGCGTCCTGCCACCGTTTCCCTGGAGGCTGCAGCTCGCAGTCTTCCCCAGCAAGCGCGCCAAGAAAGCATCCGAAGGCGTTGCCCTTGTCGGAAAGGACACCGGGGACGTTCTCCCAGACGATGATGCTTTCGGGTTGGTTTCGACTGGTTCGAACATGGTCAACTGCATCTGCAAGCTCCACATATTTGATGGTGAGGGCGCCGCGCGGGTCGAGCATGCCCTGCCTCATGCCGGCCACACTGAACGCCTGGCACGGCGTTCCGCCTACGAGAACGTCCGGCGCTTTGATCTTGCCGGCCAGGACCAGGGCCCCGAGCTTGGTCATGTCGCCAAGGTTCGGAGTGCGAGGGTAGTGGCGGGCCAGAACAGCGCTGGGGAAGGGTTCAATCTCGGCGAACCACGCGGGTTCCATGCCCAGCGGGTGCCAGGCTGCGGTTGCGGCCTCGATGCCGCTGCATACGCTGCCGTATTTCAGCCGCGGGTAATGATGATTTACAGACATAGGGGGGCCTCGCCGGTATATTTGACGTTCAATCGGAGGAAGTAGTTATGGAATGTTTCGTGTGCAATAAGGACGCTGAGCGGTTTGAGCCTGAAGGCGATTACGAGGACCTTTCCTGCGCTGAGTGCGGCCGTTACCGCATCACAGGCACGGTCATCCGTATGTGGGAGAAGGCCAGGTGGATCCACACGGTTGCCATGCAGCAATGGATTGAAGAGCAGCGTCGCGGCGGTGCTGAAATACCATTGATCAACAGCGAAGTGGTTGTCTGGGAAGGTTTGCGGTCTGGGTCTTAATCGCCGCAGAAGCAGGCTATGGCTTCGTCGTGGTCGGCGAACATATCGAACTGGGTGTCCGAGTAATCAAGCATCTGCTGATAGCTCGGTCGGTCGAAACGAAACAGCGCGCCGTCAGTTGTGGCGGCGCTACTCTGGGTCGCGGTGCGCTCCATCCGAGCCCACCAGTCGGCCTTGCTCCGGTCACTGGCGATGATTGAATAGACCTGCTTTGCACCTTTGAGAAAGCACAGGTCGCAGTTGCCTTCCAGGGTGCGGCCATTGATCGTCGGTAGTTCCAGATCAAACGGCTGAGCCTTCCAGAACTCTCCGATCTGCTGCACTCCGACACCGGCATCTGCGAGCGGCATCACCATCGTCGCGTGCTTGCTCTCTGCCGTGGTCTTGCGGTGCCGGATCTTCGCCACGCGCCGTGGCTCGTCTGCCCTGATCCCGGTCATCATGTCGACCGGGGTTTCCTCTGTGGAGCATCCAACCATCCGCAGATATTTGTGGATCACCCTGATTTTGAGGTCAATGGTGCAGAACCGCGTGACCGGGTTGGGCAGATAGCTGCGCTTGCGGATCAGCGCTTCGAACGGCTCGCCGTCCCTGCTGGCGGTTTCGTAGGTGACGATGGCGAAGCCTTGATCATCGTCGCGATACTCCAGCCAGATAATCGGCACCTTCCACCGGCGCGAGCATTCATTCACAAAGTCGAGGGTGGCGGGGTGTTCCTTGCCGGTGTTGGCGAACGTGACGATCAGATCGTCCAGATCATCGTTGGCGTCCAGCACCTGGCGCAGCATGTAGGCGCTGGTCCGGCCACCGGAAAAGCTGACAACCGTCGTCCCGGACATTTTGTAGGGAGACATGGGGATTCCTCGCCGGGGTGGCGTGAGTCGTTTAGTTGGGTAAGGACCGCCGCCCGCCTGCCGAGGCGTTCAGCGCAATAGGTGAGGGTGGGGGGAGTCAGAAACCTTCGTCGTACTGTTTTGGGGTCCGGCGAGGCAATGCCTTAAGCGCTGCTTTGTAACTGGCCTTCGCTTCCTTCTTGTGTGAGCACCACTCACCGGCTACATCAACTGGCTCGCAAAGCAGCAAGTACTCGGGACTATGAAACCGGCCTACGTTGCGCCTGTAGCGAACCATGCGGTATTCGCGCTTGCCGAGTTCGCCGCGCTGTTGGTATCGAGGCATCCTTATGCCCAAGAAGTGGGCAAAGCTGTCGTAACACTCGCTCTCATCCTGATACGCGTCGAAGTTCGTGCGCCTGGGTGCTGGCGGCGCTGGCGGCATTTCGGCAATAGCGAATCTCTCGCCTTCTTCGGTTGCGAAATAAAGGATTTCGCTCTGATCGCAAAACGCCGGTGGCTTGCGACTTCCCATCAGCCCCATGTTCACCAAGCTTTCCAAATCCGCCGTATCGTCGTTCCCAGGGCCGGCGAGAAAACGGTTTCGGTATACGTTTCGGCTATCCCGGCAATCAGGCCGAAGGCCCAACGTGTGCCAGAGCAGACTTACCTGTGCCTCGGTGGGCTTGTTTTCCATGGCGTTTCTCCAGTCAGGCGCCGCCCTCCGTGTCCGGTGGTGGCAAATAGGTTGGGGGTGAGCTATAGATGATGACCGGCATGGAGCCGGATAACAGGGAGTCGGGTTATGAATATTCCGGTAGATCGGCCAAGGTCAGTGACCTTTAATCATCCAAGCGGGGCAACTGCAAAGATCCATTTCATCTGGGGTATGGCCCATGATCCTGTTCCCAAAGGCATAAGAGTTGAGGTCAAGTCCAAGGAAGGCGATATCCAGACGTCACACGAAAAGGCAATTTACCGAAGCTTTGATCAAGCCGTTCAGCAGGGCACTCGACTGGCCAATGCGATAATTGAAGTATCCGAACCATTGCCGGACGTTTAGACTATTTTGGGTTCGACCCTTGCAGCGGGTAGTCGATGTTGAATTCACGAATCAGCCGCTTGATCAGGGTGTTACTCAGTCCGAGTTCAACGACGGCTGCCTTCTGCGATATACCGCGGTCGCGGGCGGCTTTGATCCGCACCACGTTCAACGCGTCAGCTACCGGGTCGGTCTGGTAGGGAACAAGGTTTGATGCCGGATTGAACGGCGTGTATTCGAAACCGTGAACGCGGGCCATTTTCCGAAGCCGGTAGATGCTCACGCCGGTTTCGCGCATGACGTCGGTGATCGTCATCGTCTCGGAAAGCTTGCGTACGACTTCCACTTGTTCGGCGATGGCGTTGCAGCGGTCTTGGATCGCGTCTCGGGGCGCTGCTGCCCGCATTGCTTCTTTCGTACGCCGCCGTGGTACAGGCTGGCGAGCTACCGGCGCACTCATCCGACCGTATTCCTTCGGCTTGGGCTTTAAGGGAAAGCCTTTTTGGGTTTCTATCACGCCGCCGCGCTTGAGGAATGCAGCCACCTCAGCCTCGAGGACGGCGGAACGCTCTTTATTGCGCTGAATCGTGCTCAGCTCTGGACTGATCATCAGCTGGCACCGTACAGGGCGAACAGCGCCAGGCCGGTGGCGATGGCAGCAGTCCAGCGCAGCATGTGCGTGGCGATTGATGGCTGGCGCACTGGCTTCGCTTCTAGTTGTTCAGCGGCCTTGCAAGCCGCGCTGTGGCCGCGATGCACGCCGCGCACATTGCCGGTCGAGCGCTCGACGATGCCGAACTCGTTATTGCCGTTCGGCACGACCGTGAAGCGCGGCAGTGCTGACGGGTTCTTGCGGCCGACCTTGTCGTAAAACTCGGCAGTGGAAAGGGTGCAGCGCTGACGCAGGCCTTCGAGGATTGCACGACGCTGGCTGATTGTCTGATGCATGTGAGGCTCCTTGACCGCATTGGTCAGATGACAGGCGCGGGTGACCAAACCCAGCCGTGAGACTGGCCTGGCACCTGCCGATGCGGTCGATTGATTTGGGGGAGGGTGCCGGTCTTTCCCGGCTGTTACAGATCTTTCCCTGTTGTAAGAGCTTGCTTTTGGCGCAGCATCCGGCCTCCACAATTGTTAGTGCTGTGGTCACGATTGATGCAGAAGGTCAGTCGCTAACCTGACTATCCTCAAAGGCCGACAAAGCCTTTCTCTCTGCGGTCGGTCATGGCCCCGATTACCCGCCTCTCTCTCTTAGTCCGCCATCCATAAGCGCGGATACCATGACTCCGGTTGTTCAGGTGCGCTCGGAGCATTGTCGCGCTGCGTGTCTGCTTTCCACGCCGCTTCTGCATTTGTTGGGGTGATGCAGGGGGCCGATTTAACGGTTTGAACTCATCCGCATCGGAGATTGATCGGAACACCAGGGCGCTACCCCTGCTTGATTCCCGCCGCGTTTCAGGTATTGGCCGACAGATTCGGCTCAGGACTTTTCCGGGACTTTGCGATCCTAGCGCTGCAGCCCGCTTGGGCACGCTCCGATCAATCTCCGATGCGGCCTGGTCTGCGTTGAGCGTTCCAGGTGATCGGGAAGGTCTCCAACCTTCAGACGGGGACTCTGATTATTTACATTGCCGTAGGCCCGTGAAGCGGCAATTTCGGTCTGGCTTTCGCCGTGTTTTTTGTAGAGTTTTCAGCAGCAGTTTTCGCAATGACAACTGACGTTCTACCGCTCCGGGGTACGATCCCCGCCTGGGTCATACAACATTTGGACCCTTACCTTTTTTGTTGACCCGGTTGTGGCTGCGCAATCTGTCCGGGGGTGCAGGGGGCCGCTTTCGCGGTGTGTACTCATCCGCATCGGGGTGTGATCTGGCCAAAGCGCTACTTGCTCGAAGGCTCCGTTCCGTCCTCTGGCACCCTCACTTGCGGGCTTTCAGATCACACTCCGATGCAGCCTGGCGCTATGACAGGGTTCGGGCAGTTTTCGTCAGGCTGACGTAGTGCTGGTTTTTTAGTCGGCGCGTTCCAGCTCGCAGCATTGCTCGTAATGAGCCACCGCGATTGGCATGTGGTAGCTATCCAGAGGCCATTTGCTAACTTTGCAGCCTTGGCCTGCAGGGCAATGAAAAACAAATAGCTCACTCGCCTCTTTGTTCATCTCCATGCTCACCTGCGCGCCGCTTGTGAATTTGTCTTCGATGATGATCATCTTGTCTTGCTCCTGACTGTATTGGTGGTGGTCAGCAGATCGCCGCCACTGGCCGGAGCTTTTCCGATCCCTTACGGCTGATCTTCTGTTCGTACCCGCCCCGGCGTGACTCGGGTGCTCTGCGCTCGCGCCTCATCGATTCGTCGCCCAGCACTGCGTGCAGAACGATCACCGACATGAACAACAGGCAGAGCGGGGAAATGATCTGTCGGCGCATGGCCTCGGCGATCATCGCTGTCTGGCGATTCACGCCGAGCTTGAACATGGCGACCGACAGTCGCTTGACGACCGTGCCCGGCGCGATGCCGAACGTGCGGGCGATTTCTTTGGCTGTGCAGCCCTGCGCGGCTGACAACAAAAACTGCAACTCTCGCGGCGCAAGACCACGGCCGAGGTGGCCTCTCCATGCCCCACATACGATGGTGGTGTCCATTACGTTTTACTCGGTGGTTGTCATCCCAAAGCACCCGGCAAGCCAGGTGCTTTGGTGATGATGTGCACCGCGACCCGCTACTGGCGTCGGTCGCGGCTTGCTGCGTTAGCGATGTTGGTCAGTTGCCCGCTGTTGATTGCAGGGCTGAACGGTCGTTTTCATAGGTTGGCGGTGAGCTTCCTCCCCAGGGCGTCAATCAACATCTGTATCTGTCCGCCGTGGATCACAGGTCCCTACAACATGCACGCTGCAGCTCGTTTGCCCGGTTAGGTGGGCAGGTTTCATTAGGTCCGGCACCCCTCATAGCCGAAGCTCGGGGTGCTAATTTAAAACGGTTTATCTAGCCGCTGTTACTCGCCACCTGCGGACTGGGCGATGACTTCTTTCCATACGTTTACGGTTCGGGCTCCAGGGCCTCGTGATACGGCGCAGCAGTGTGGGTATCGCCCACGCCCGCTGCGTCAGTCCTTTGGCTGCCTGGAAGCCTTTCTGCGATTGAGTTGTTAAAGAGCGTGTCGCTGCGGTTGATCGCCGCGATGGATTTAATATGAACTATAGGTTCACATTCAGTCAAGTACCAAAAGTACATATTTTTATGAATTACAGAACCGGGGGAAATTGAGCTTCATCCTATGGGGGGGATTTACCGCGAACCGATGGTTCGCTATCCTGCACAACAACTGGATGAATATACAGATTAGGAGGGTCATATGAGCATGGCGCAGGCGAAGGCAAAACCAGCGGTACGTGTTGAGATGTCCGGTGTAGAACGCTTAGGGCTTCGGGTGTCAGGCATGATCAACCATCCAGTCGCGCAGGTTCAACGCTGGGTGAGGATTCATCGCTTGGATACGGATGGTGACAGGGAGTGGGAGGAGGTGATGGGCGTGCTATCAGCCACAGACGAGCTGGATCTGACCTTCGAGGATGACGGCGCGGTGACTGTGAGGTGGGAGCAGGTCCCGCTAGAGGATCGTCCTGTCGAGGCTGGGCATGAACCAGTAGATGAGCCTTCGCCTTTCTGATGGGCAACAAAAAAGCCCGCACCAATGGCCGAGCTCATGTATTCTATTTTGGAATGGGATTTTAAAATCGCATTCCTAGGAGCTATGTATGAATCCAATCAAAGCTGTTTTCAATCTCAAACTGACGGCGCTGGTTAAGCCAGCTGACTATCAAGAGTGCCTAGTCTACAGCCCTTGTGAGGGCTTTATGATTGCCACATGGAAAACTCTCGGTGGAGAGTCGGGATTCTATATGTTCGCAACCTATGAACCTATGCATGCCGACCAAACGCTACTATGGGTTGAGCTTCCAACCGTCGACGAGATGACACAGCTTTGCCTGTCAATCGCCGATCCGGTTCTTGAAGTCAAGCAAGTGGTCTCCCAGCTTCGCGCATAACCCTTTTTATATCAGTAAGCGCCGCTTCGATGCTATTCACATCAATACCGATCGACGCCAGCTTTAGAATGTTTTCATAGCTGAAAAACTCGTTTCCACTTTTTATCAGATCTTCCACTCTTGAAATATGCTTCTCTGAGCCCCCGATCCAGCTATGGGATTTGTTTATCGTGCCGGAACGCCACAACGCGATTTCTTCGTTAGTCGCGTTGATAATGGCTCGCAGCGGGGTTATGAGGTTGAAGGCCTCCTCATCCCGGTAATTCGCATATAGGAATGCAAAGCCTAATATCTCCCCGGTTTGGATCTGATGCGGAGGGACCACTCCTGTCTTTCTGGAAGATGGGTTGGTCTCGTAATAAGCCTCTTTTTCCGCAGCAGTTCGATCAACATATTTATAGATCGCTGGATCTCTGGTCTTTAACTTGTGCTCAATCCTTTGACTGTCAGCGGACGATAGAGCGCCACGGAGTCTGTGTCGTAGGGATTTCAGAAAAAGGTAATCGCTCTGTACCAGGAGAATCCTTTCAAGGAGCTCAGGAGCTGATTCCTTGAGCTTGATAATTCTGTTGACTTTAAGCCTTCTGTTATACAGCTCGTCATGCCTCTTCATCTCGGCGGAAAAGTTAGCTTTGAAATGCTTTGTTCCGCAGTCTTTGCCTATGTTGGTCTCTAGGCCGTCACTTGTGGTTATGGCGTAGCCATGAAGGTGTGGCTTCCCGCAGTCAGCGATCCCGCACTTAATCATCTTCCCCTTCAAGTGATAAGGCGCGATGATCTTTCCAAAGTTTCTATCCTTGTGGCTTGGAACGAAATAAAGAGGTGCTTTAAATCCAGGTCTACCCACGATCGACTCGATATCAATCAGTACAGGGACATCATCTAAGCTTAGTTCGATATTGCTCATTTCGCATCCTTGAAAGAAAACATACCGTTATTCTATAAATTCCCGCTGTGGCTTCTACTGAGCTCTTCCCCTCGCACTCCATCCGTCCAGCACCGCATTTGTATAGCCAGTGTTCAATCACACAAGCTGAGCATTCCAAACAAGCAGTACTCGCGCCTGTATGCAAGCTTCTTCCACGGGGATCGTCACCGGCGGATGCCTTGTGTTGTCAGAAATCATATTTAGGCGATCATCGCCCATCCACTGAAGGCGCTTGATGTACAGGTGGCCATCCCAAGAAAACATGTAGATTCCGTCGCCCGCGAACTCGCGGATGCTGATATCCACCAGTAGGGGATCACGATGCTTGATGGTCGGTGCCATCGACTGGCCCCAGCCTGTCACCATTTTCAAGTGGAAGTGTTCGGCGAACTCAACGCCCATCTCGCGCAGATGCTGCGGACTGACGCGCACGTCCTGAAGCATTTCTGGGTAGTCGTGAGGTATCTGGCCTCCACCCATCGCGGCGCGAACATCGTAGTGCGCGATCCAAACCTCGTCGCCGACAACACCTGGACGGTAGTAGTCAATCTCGATTGCGCCGCCGCCATCTTCAGCACCCGCCGCTGCGAGCAACCGCATACGGGCATCCTCGGAAAGACCCTTGCCCTGCTTGGAGAGCATATCGCGAACGATATCGGACGCAGACTGCTTCTCCATAACGGCCGGCTTGTCAATGCCGGCAAGCTGCGATAGTGCCGGATCATCACCGGCACCGTGCTGTAGCCACTCGATCTTTACACCGAGCGCGCTGGCAATGGCCTGCATTTTCGCTGGCCCAGGCATTGATTCACCATTTAGCCATTTGCTCGAAGCCTTCGGCGTGACCTTAGCTATTTCAGCCAGGCGCGCGCCCGCACCCCACTGGTCAATGCCGTGAGCTGAGAGGGACTTCTTGAGGCGGGCCACAAAGGCGGCGCGGATATCTTCGATCTGAACCATAGGTTCAATATCGCACGCTATTGCATGTACTTTCAGTTCCGACATAATATGTACTGTGAGTTCACATTTAACCCGGAGGCCACATGAGCCCGCTAAAGAAATCGATTGACGACGCCGGCGGCGTTCCGGTGGTGGCCTTGGCTTGCGGAAAGACCCCGCGCGCTGTTTACAAATGGCTCACCGCCGAGTGCTTGCCGCGCACTGAGTACACAGGCGAAACACATTACGCGGAGCGAATCTCAGCACTTGCTGCCGCTAGGGGTAAGCCTTTTGAGGCTTCTTGGCTGCTTGCCGAAGCACACCCGAACAAGTCAGCGGCATGACATGGATTATCCGCTCAGGCGGGAAGGGCAGGTAGTACAGCGGATGGGCTGTTGATTCATCCAGTATCAAATCCCAGACGAAAAAAAGCCGGTGGCTAGACCGGCTTCTTCAACAACATACAACGTGAGGTAGCTGGATTATGCACACCACACCAGGCCCATGCAAGACCGGCCATGATGCCGCCCCCGGATATGGCGAGCACCAAGCCCTGACGCGTCAGTTAATGTCGTCGCGTGAAATTGCAGAACTGACGGGCAAGCAGCACAAGAACGTGAAACGCGATGTCGCCGCCATGCTCGCAGAGTTGAAAATAGGTGCGCTCAATTTTGAGCACACCTATCTGGACGGGCAGAACCGCAAGCAGACCGAGTACATGCTCGACCGAGAGCACACGGAATGCCTGCTGACCGGTTACAGCGCCGAGCTGCGCATGAAAGTGATTCGTCGATGGCGTGAGCTGGAAGGGCAAGTCATCAGCCGGTTGCAAGTTCCGGCTAATTTCGCCGAAGCCTTGCGCCTAGCTGCTGACCAGGTTGAGCAGAACCGCGTGCTGCAAGGCGTAATCGACAAGCAGGCCCCAAAGGTAGCCGCGCTGAATCGTCTCGCAAGCACTGCTGGTTCCGTGTGCCTCACCGATGCTGCCAAGCACTTGGGCCTTGGGCCATTGAAGTTGATCAGCTGGCTCAGCGGTAACCGATGGATATATCGGCGCACCTCCTTCGCCAATTGGTCCGCCTTCCAGCCTCGCCTGTCTGCTGGACTGCTGGAGCATAAGCTGGTCCGCATCCCCAACAAAGAATCCGAAGAGCTGAAGGTTGTCGAGCAGGTGATGGTTACCCGCCGAGGCCTGGTAGTGCTCGCTGAAAAAATTGGAGCATCCCTGTGAGTGTTCAAGCAATGTCATGGGCGTTACAGATCCCGCGCGTGACCCTTTCCGATTCCAGCGCCCGGCACGTCCTGCTTTGCCTGGCCAACTACGCCGGTACGGACGGACGCGGGGCGTTCCCTTCGGCCACTACCCTGAGCGAAGACACTGGCCTTTCCGAGCGCACAGTTCGTTCCAAGCTTGAGCTGTTGAGGGCGTCTGAACTGATCGTTCCAGGCAATCAGGCGCTGGCCGCCGTGTACATCGAACGTCATGACCGACGCCCAGTCGTCTATGACTTGCCGATAAAGCGGGGTGCAAATACCGCACCCCGCACTGAACGGGGTGCAGATGACGGCACGGGGTGCAAATCACAGCAGAACGGGGTGCAGAATTCGGCAGAACGGGGTGCGAAATCTGCACCCAATACGTCACTTAACCATCAATTAACCGAACAGCAGCAGCCGCGCGAGATTTCGGACGTTATCGATCAGCAGGACAAGCAGGCCCTGGAATCGACCGATGATCGCCAGCGCTTCGCAATGTTCGCCGACTGGGCACCGGATAGCCGCTACCTGATCGCCCAGGCTCAGATTGCTGGCGTCAAGCCGACCGATATACCTGATGCGGTGATCAAGGGTTTCATGGGCTGGTTCGTTGCCAAGCCCAATACGGTGGACACTGCGGCTGGTTGGTGTCATCGCCTTGTGGTGTGGTTTGTGAAAGAGCGAGCTTCGAAAACGACGATGGGGGCAGGGCCTGACGACATCGAAGACGACAGCACCGAATGGATGCGGCAGGTGCCGAAATGAGGGCTGTATCAAGCATTGCCCAATCAGCAGTATCCGTTGTTCGCTCTGGCGTTTTAGCTGATTTCGAGAGCGATTCGGCCCAGCATGCTCAATCCGAGGCTGTCGGCAAGATCATCAACGACCTGTTTCGGGAGCTGCGCACCATTCGCACAGCTTGGCGGCAGGCCTGGCCCGACAAAGCAGCCTATCAGGCTGCCAAGGCGGTCTGGGTCCGCGCTCTTTTCGAGGGCGGAGTCTGCACGCAAGAGCAGATCGATATGGGGCTGGCCCGCTGCCGCGCTGAAGAGACTGATTTTATCCCGAGCCCCGGCAAGTTTATTGGCATGTGCATGCCGACGCCTGAAATGGTTGGCCTGCCGGCCGTCGAAACAGCTTACGAGCAGGCCATGCGCAACTGCCATCCCGCGATGCGCGGTCGGGAGAAATGGTTTCACCCGGCCGTGTACCACGCGACTGCCGCCGCCGGGTTTCATAGCCTTCCGTTACTCAGCCGTGAGCTGGGGCTGGCCAGCTTCGAAAAGCGCTATCAGGTTCAGGTTTGCCGCGTATGGCGTGGCGAAGACCTGGGCCTAATTCCATTGGCCGAGCTTTCGGGGTCGTCATCGAAAAGCGCGCCGGAAGTTGGCAACAGCGCATTGGCAGAACTGCGCGCGAAACGCAGTGGAGGTTCAAGATGAGCAAACTCACCAACGCAGCGCGTGACCGCGAATGCCAGATCCGTTACCCAGGCTGCTCGAGCGAATCCTCGACCACGGTGCTGGCCCATTACCGGCTGGCCGGTACTTGCGGCATGGGCTTCAAGCCAAACGACCTGCAGGCCGCTTGGGCGTGTGCTTACTGCCACGACGTCGCAGATGGCCGCTTGCGTGCTCCGGCGGTGCTGAGCCGTGAAGAAGTCCGCCTGTTCCACGCCGAGGGGGTCATGCGCACCCAGGACGCGCTTATTCGCGAAGGGAAGGTGTCACCGTGAAGCCCGCCGAAATGACTTTGTTTAAACCGAAGCGAACCCGCGCCAAGCCTGTCGACCGTGAGGGCCTGGAGCAGGCGGCATTGATGCGCGAGCTCAAGCTGCGTATGCCCTTGGTGGCGGCGCTGATCTATCACGTTCCCAACGGTGGCCACCGGCTCAAGCAGGTGGCGGTCAAGCTAAAAGAGCAGGGCGTGCGTGCTGGTGTTCCCGATCTGGTGCTGCCCATGGCCCGAGGTGGTTACTTCGGCCTTTACATCGAGTTCAAGGCCACACCACCGCACGACGCCGCTGTATCGGGCAGCCAGTACGAGTGGATACGCCAACTCGGCGAGCAAGGCTATCTGGCGATCGTCTGCCGTGGGCACTTCGACGCGATGGAGCAAATCCGCGCATACCTCCGACTTCCTCAGACCGTGGTGGCTGCATGAGAAATTTCTACATTCGCTGGGCAATGAGCACTTGGTTCGGCTTGGTCCAACTGTACAAGTACTGCCCTGAGTGGGATGCGGCATTGAATCGCCTTATCGACAAACACTGGCAAACGGTTTCGATTGAAGGATGCACAGCCAGGTTCGGCACGGTCGACGTATGGATTGCGAACCGGTATTACGCGTTCGGGCATGAATGGGGCAGTGGCCAACACTTCAGGCCGTCAGTTCACACTATGCGTCGACTGGCTTCCTTGATCAGCCATTTGGAAGGTCTGCAACTGGAGAAGGAAAAAGAAACCCGCCGCAAGAGAATGGAGCGCTACTGATGAGCAATCAATTCAAGCCTGGTGATCTGGCTATCATCGTTGGTGCCAACTCGCTGACCCAAAACATCGGCAAGCAGTGTGAGCTGCGCGAATTCGTTACCAGCGGCGACTTTTACGTGGCCCCGAACGGCGAGGTTTATCGCCATGACGACGTCCCGTGCTGGACGCTGGTGGGTGACGGATTGGTTGCGGTGGTTGAGGGCGAGGTTGTGGACCTTGATTTCGGCATTCACGAGCCGCGGCACCTGATGCCCCTACGCGACGACTTTGCCTCGGAGCAGCAGAAGGTCAAGGAGGCGCAGCCAGCATGACGGCCGCCGTTCGCATCACCGACGCCGAAATCAAGCGCCAGGCTGCTGGCACCGAGCGGGACCTGCGCGACGTGGAGAACCGTGGCCTGTACCTGCGCTTCACCCGGGACCGCGCGCGGGCGTCGTGGTATTTGGTCAGCAAGGGCAAATGGAACCTGGTCGGACGCTTTCCCGATCTGTCAGCGAAACAGGTCGTTGCGGCTCTTCCTGGCATTCGTCTTCGCATTGATGCCGGTGACAACTCCACGCTATCTAAATGGGCAACGACAGGCGAGTTGCTGAGTTGGTTCGCAGAGCGGTATTCGCTCGACCGAAGCCTGTCGAAGAAACGCAAGGACACCAGTGCGTCGATGCTCAGGTGTCACCTCATACCATGCTTGGGGGACGTTGCGCTGGCCAGCATCGACAAAGCCACGCTGGACAGCCAGCTGATTTGGCCGATGCAGCAGACCGTTGAAATCGACTACGTCCGATCCGCCTTCCAGCTGCTTGCCTTGGCGTTCCGGCAGGCATTCAAACTGCGGCTGATATCGGCCAACCCGATGCAGGACATCAAGTTCAAAGACTTCTCAACAGCCAAGGTCGGCATTAAGGCGTCCAGGCTTCGCGGCACTCAGTTGCAGGACCTGCTCCACCATTTGGCCGAGGTCATAGAGTGCAATCCGCTCGACGGCATGTTGGCCGTGATGATGCTCTGCCACGGCACCCGCATTGGCGAGACGCGGCAAGCGCGCTGGTCGCACATCAGCCTGGCAGAGCGCGAGTGGTTCATTCCAGGCGAGAACACCAAGACAGGCGTCGAGCATCATCTGCCTCTCACAGATCAGGTGCGGCAGTTGCTGATCTGGTATCGCGACAGGCAACAGGCTGCCGGGTATGACGGACAGTTCCTGTTCCCGGGTCGCGCAGGTGAAGGACTCAGCGAGGGCCGCGCCAGTGCGGTATTTGCTCGGATAGGGAAGGGCGATTGGACCAGCCACGATCTGCGCAAACTGGCTCGCACCTGCTGGGCAGACATCGGGATCGATCACCTGATCGGTGAGCTGCTGATCAACCACGCCATGGGCCACAACGTGAAGGTTTACGTTCAGTCGGGCGTGATGGCGCGCAAGCGGGATGCATTGGAGAAGTGGAACGCCCATCTAGACGGAAAGGGCTTTGGCCGAATTCACAAATTGACCGGCTTTAGATTCGAAGATTCTGATAATCGCCTACAGGTCACGGATGACGTGGCTTGCAGCGCAGATGCCAACACCACCATAGGCGAGGTTTAAAAGTGCTCATTCAGATCATTAAGCGTACCCGGCTCGCCGTGAATCCAGCTGATATCAGCGCCATGTTCATCTACACCGTGAACCACGATCCGGTGCTGCAAGTGCGGATGCGTGATGGTGATAATTATCGCGTCCAACATGCTCCGCATTGTCACGATGGCGATGATGTGTACCAAGTCCACAAGCTGTTGCTGGAGGCTCAATGAAAAAGAGTCACGGCCCAGCGTTCCGTGCCGCTCAACTTGACCTGGCCCAGTGCCCGGCCTGCCGAGGCCGCGCTGTGATCAAGGGTGTTTTTCACGAAATGGCCTGCGTGCAGTGCAACGCCTCGGGCTGGGTCGCCGCCGAGACAGGTGAAGCGCTGCCGCTGGAAGTGCTGGTGACGCAGCTGAGCATTCGCCTGCAGGCCGCTAACCGACGTATCGAACAACTGAAGCGCCCGGTACAGATACCCGCGCTGGCTGCCCACTACGAACAGAACAACCGCCGCGGTGCCGGTGGAACGAATTACACAGGGGATTGACCATGATGACTCGCAACACGCTGCACCGCCCACTGGGTGAAACTGAAAACATGCTCGAGCAGTGGGGGTATTGGCGGATGGATGGTATGGGTGTGCCCAGCTACGCATCGCCCACGCTCGCCTTGATGCGGGATGCCATGCCGATGCCCGGTAAGTCGTATGTGATCACCGACGAGCTGGCCGGCCTTGTGGACGCCGCCGTTGCTGGTCTGTGCGCTCGTCATCAGCAGATGGGCGATATGGTCTGGTTCTATTACGGTGCGAAGTGGCCCGCGATCCGTGTCGGTCGTCACTTCGCGATGAGCGAGGGTAAGGCGCGCGAACTGATCAAGGCTGGTGCAGCCTGGGTGGATTGCTATCTGGAGGGAGTTCGGTCGGCAGCGTAAAAAAGAGTTGTCCATATGGAATAGCTCTGTTTTCATGGCACGGTGTTCAGCTGTTCCAGCGCGGCACCCCTGATGATTAAGCCCAGCCAAGTGCTGGGTTTTTTGCTTTATGCAGATGAATGCGTAGGCTGATGCGAAGATTGCGGCGCTCGGACCCACTAGGCCCGCTGAAATAGAACGAGAGAGTCCAAGCCGGAGATCAGCACCGACCATCTGCACCCACTTCAAGGCTCGCCATATTGGCGGGCCTTTTTCATTTCTGGAGCATCAGATGCAGAGCAATGACTACGTGCCTGGCGTATCCGGCTGGAAGCTCAACAGGCTTACCGGTGAGTTTGAAATCAACTCGGCCAAGATTTCTGTCGGAGACCTGTCTGAGCAGCCTCAGATGATTACCGTTACCGCTGGCGAATGGGCTGCGCAAGATCTTCCAGAAAACGCCATCGAGCATTACGCCTTCATCGGTTCGGAAATATCAAAAATTCCAGTCGAGTATCGAGCCAGTGCCGAGATCGGCACTTTTGATGATTCTTATGAGCCGGGTTTCGTGGACATCCGCACGAAGCTTACGTACCAGCGGCCCGAAACTGCTGAAGAGATCGCGGCGCGCACTAAGGCGTCTAGAAGCACGGGCTACTCCATCAAAAAAGAAGGTGACAAAATCACCTTTTTCCATAATGGCGTGCCCCACATCGTTTTGGGCGACCTCGATAAGGCAACCGAAAAGCCCGATACGCCTTTCGTTGTGGAAGGTGATCAGGTCTTTATCAATGAGTCCCTAATAGCGGTCGGCATGATCACCGACAAGATGGCGCCGCGTCCTGGCTTCAGCGATTCAGTGATACCAGGCTTTTCCATCAACGAAAACGGTCAATATTTCGCTTCGGGTATCGGCCTGGTGCTCGAAGGCATGAAGTCCGATATCAAGCATGAGGTTGCGACCCGCTCCAGCGCCGATACTCAGCTTTCTGCCCGTATCGGAGCGCTCGAAGCTCGAATCAGTGCTGCAGGATCCAGTATCACTCAGCAGGGTGCCGCTATCACGCCGCTCAAGTAAAAGCCAAGCAATACCACCAACCCCGCCTTGAGCGGTTTTTAGTTATTGGAGTGACAATGGACCCGACCGACCTCGGCCCAGGCACAGCTACCTGGCTGGGCGGTACGGGCACAATCCTGCTGGGTGGCTTCCTGTGGTTGAGGCGATTCCTCTCCAAGGATGCGACCGATCGCGCCATGGACAACGCCGATATCGGCACGGTCCGCAGGCTGAATGAACTGCTCGACTCCGAACGCCTGGCCCGTAAGGACGCCGAGGCCCGCGCCGATCAGTTCGCCAAAGAACGCAACGAGCTGGCCGCCGCTGTCGGCCGTATGGAAGGGAAGATTGAAGCCCTTACCGGCCAGGTCGCCCAACTCACTGACAAGGTCACTTCGCAGAGTGCAGAGATTGCCCGCCTGCGTACCAAGTTGGGAGGAATCAACTGATGGAAAGATGCGCAATCAACTTCGTCGCTCGCCATTGGTGGAGACGGGTAGAGGTTTGGCTGATAGCGGTGCTGCTGCTGGCTGGTGGTGCAATGCTGGGCTTTCAGGTCGCCGAGTGGCGACTTTCCAGTTGGTACACCGCTCAGGTGACAGAGGTTCGCCGTGGTTACGACGAAGCCACCAAGCAGCGCGACATGCGTCTGAACAGGTTGGCAAACACCGCGACCGAGGCAGCCGTAAAGGTTGAGGGTGCAGCAGCCAAGGCTGAGGCAGCAGCAGGCACGGCGACCGAGGCCGCAAAGACTGCTGGCACGGCTGCTGACAAGGTCAACGAGGTGCTGGAGCGGCAGACCCCGTAATGCAGCCAGCGCCGACATGCACAGAGGTCATCATGTCCCGAAATGAAAGCTTTCATAGCTGTAACGACGGTCGTGGTCAGAGACGGGTATACGTCAATGGCAACGAAATACATCGCGTTGTTTGGTGCGATACCCGCCTGGGTATCGCGGTGTTCATGCCATATCCCTATAAAGCAAACAGGCGATCTGGCACGGTGCTTACCCGCCGGCTGAAAGGCGCTGTGACTGTCGAGCAAGTGAGCTGATGTCCTGTAGCGGATGTAATGCCCGACGCGAGTGGATCAAGAAGTGGAGCAAGGTGGCATATGAACGAGCACAGCAACTCCTTGCTAAGCCAGATCCTGGCCGAGCAGATGAAGCAGACCGAGCTGCTTCAGAGCCAGACCGAGCTGCTACAGCGGATGGCAGAGCAACAGGCGCTGCTGATCGACGCACTGAGTGAAGAAGAACCGGAAGACCCCGATACCCAGCCCCGCACCTACCTGGACGGTACACCATGCCGCTGAGGCCGCAGAAGCCATGCAATGCCCAGGGCTGCAACACATTGACCCGCAACCCTCGGTACTGTGACGCCCATAAAGATGTAGGCAAGCAGTTCGAAGTAAAGCAGCGGGAGAAGCAACGCGAGACCAGCAGCCAGCGCGGCTATAGCTACAAGTGGCAACAGGCGCGCAAGGGCTTCTTGGCTAAGCATCCGCTCTGCGTAGAGTGCGAGCGCATTGGGCGTGTAACAGCGTCGACAGACGTTGATCACATCATTCCTCACAAGGGTGACATGGACCTGTTCTGGGATCGATCCAACTGGCAGGCCATGTGTCACCCATGCCACAGCACGAAGACGGCGACAGAGGACGGCGGCTGGGGTAACACCCAGGCAGCCCGGCCTCGCTGACCGAAACGCGAACGATTCTCGTCAAACTTCACGAAAATGCACCGATATGGTGCGCGCACCAGTCTGGTGCGCTGGGGGAGGGTCAAAAGTCTGGTCCCTTTCGCTTCTAGACCGCGCCCTCAGTCTTTTTTTTACACCCGCGAAATTAAAAATTCTGGAGTTGCGCGATGGGAGGTACCGCCACGGTCGCCGGCCGTGGTCGCAAACCCAAGCCGACCGCCAAGAAAGCACTAGCCGGAAATCCCGGCAAACGCGCGCTGAATAAGGCCGAGCCCGCTTTTTCGAAGATCACAAATGTTGATCCGCCCGAATGGCTCAGCGACCGCGCTTCGCAGATGTGGAAGATGATTGTTCCCGAGCTTCTGCGCGAAAACGTGGTCGCGATAACTGATTTACACAACGTCGAAGCGTTCTGCGTTGCATACGACAACTGGCGGATGGCGCAGGAGTCAGTCCAGGCCCACGGCATCGTGGTTACTGGTGCCACCGGCGGGCCGATGAAAAACCCGGCGCTGACCGCCGCGAACGAAACGATGCGGCAAATGGTGACGTTCGGTTCGATGCTGGGTCTGGACCCGGCCAGCAGGACACGCCTTATCGGCGGCAACAAGGAAAAAGAAACCAACGAATTCGCCCAACTACTGAGATCTTAAATGGCCAAGTCCGCCCACCCAAACGTCGATAAGGCGATGGTGTGGGGAAGGTCTCTGTTGCGCGGGAAGGTGCCAGCTTGCCGTTACATTCATCAGGCCGTTCAACGTCACTTCGACGATCTGGCAGCCAGCCGCAAGCGCGGGTTCAGATTCAAGTTCGATCCGGCCAAAGCTGAGAAAAAACTCAAGCTGATCCAGCTATTGCCTCATACCAAGGGTGAATGGGCTTTCAAGCGCCAGTTGATCACGCTTGAGGGATGGCAGCTGTTCGGCCTGGCCGTGACGTTTGGCTGGGTCAAGAAGAAGGGCGGGCACCGCAGGTTCCGCGAGAGCTACTGGGAGGTGCCGCGCAAGAACGGCAAGTCCGTTGTCGCTGGTGGTGTGGGCATAGGCATGTTCGTTGCCGACGATGAGTTCGGTGCCGAAGTCTACTCAGGCGCCACGACCGAGAAGCAAGCGTGGGAGGTTTTCAGGCCGGCAAAGCTGATGGTGACGAAATCGCCGATGCTTATCCAGGCTGCAGGCATTGAGGTCAACGCCTCGAACATGAACATCCCGTCCGACTTCAGCCGGTTTGAACCGCTGATCGGCAACCCCGGCGACGGTGCTTCGCCCAGCTGCGCCATCGTCGATGAATACCACGAACACCCAACCTCAGCTCAGTACGACACGATGCTCACCGGTATGGGGGCCCGGCGTCAGCCGCTGATGTTCATCATCACCACAGCCGGCGCTGACATCGAAGGGCCTTGTTACGACAAGCGCCGCCAGGTCATCGAGATGCTGGCTGGCACGGTTCCAGATGACGAGCTGTTCGGCTGGATCTGGACGCTTGATGAGGGGGACGACTGGACAGACCCGAAGATGCTGGCCAAGGCCAACCCGAACCACGGGGTATCCGTGTTTCAGGAGTATCTGGAGAGCCAGCAGGCTCGAGCGATTCGGTCTGCGCGTTTCACCAACACGTTTAAGACCAAGCATCTAAACCTTTGGGTGAGCGCCAAGTCCGGCTTTTTCAACATGGAGGACTGGAAGTCCTGCGAGGACACCTCGCTTACGCTCGATCAATTCGAGGGCCAGGAGTGGATAGCTGGTTTCGACCTTGCGCGAAAGCTGGACATGAACTCAAGGGCTCGCCTGTTTTGGCGGGTGATCGATGGAAAGACTCACTATTACAGCGTGGCTCCGAAGTTCTGGGTGCCATACGACACAGCATTCGACAGCGACAACAAGCGCATGTCCGAGCGCTTCCAGGCCTGGCTGAACTCGAAACACCTCGAGGTTACCGATGGTGCCGAGATCGATTACCGCGAAATCCTTGAAGACACCAAAGAGGCGAATCACCACGCACCATTGCGTGAATCGCCGATTGACCCACACGGTGCCACTGGGTTGAGCCATGACCTCGACGACGAGGGTTTCAACCCGGTCACCATCACCCAGAACTACACCAACATGTCCGACGCCATGAAAGAGCTGGAAGCGGCTATCACCGCTGGAAGGTTCCACCATGACGGCAATCCGATCATGACCTGGTGTATCGGCAACGTGATCGGCAAAAACATGCCCGGTAACGACGACGTAGTACGGCCCATCAAACAGGGCGATGACAACAAGATCGACGGAGCTGTTGCACTGATCATGTCGGTCGGGCGGGCGATGATGCAAGTCGTTGCCGGAGACGGCGGCGTGGACCGATTCATGGATTCAATCCGGGACCCAATATTCGAATGAATACAGCATCAATCATTTACCTGCTGACTGCAGTGCTGGGCTTTGCCCTTGCAGTGGCAGGCGTTTACGTACTGCTTGGCGTGGGTTGGGCGCTTCTTGCCGCCGCTTCGTCATGCTTCGTCGCGGCAGCATTCATCCGAAGAGGGCTGACCATTGGCTAAGTCCCTCCTGTCCGTACTGAGCAGCGCGGTGTCTGCGCCGCAGACGTCGATCATTGACTGGGTCGGTCGGTCGTTATCCGGTGGCGCCGGCGGGATCTGGGCCCAAACGGTCGGCAGCACGTCCGCTACCGGCAAGACCATCACCGTCAACAAGGCGATGCGCTTGGCGGCCTGCTGGTCCTGCGTCCGGCTGATCTCCGAGACGATCGCCACGCTGCCCTTGGGCCTGTACATGCGCCAGGCCGACGGCGGCCGCAAGGTGGCCAGCGACAACGATCTGCACTGGATCATCAACACCAACCCCAACAGCCGAATGACCGCCGTGCAGTTCTGGGAGGCGGTGGTCGCCTCGATGCTGCTGCGAGGCAATGCCTTCGTCGAGATCGTCCGCATCGGCGGCCGGATTGTGGCACTGGAGTTCCTGCTGCCCAACCGCATGGACCTGGACGTCGCCGACAATGGCGAAATCCTCTACCGGTACCGCGAGAAGAACGGTCAGCTGCGCGACATCGCGGGCAGCGACATGATGCACATCCCGGCGTTCTCGCTGGACGGTCAGATCGGCCTGTCGCCTATCGCCTACGGCGCCGACGTCTTCGGCGCGGCGATGTCGGCAGAAGACGTGGCCGGCTCCACCTTCAAGAACGGCATGCACCAGACGGTCGCCTTCGAGGTGAACAAGACCCTCTCGCCGAAGCAGCGTGATGATTTCCGGGACTACGTCCAGCGCATCAGCGGCGCCATGAACGCCGGCAAGTCGCCGGTGCTGGAGGAGGGCGTTAGCGCGAAGGTCATCGGCATCAACCCGGTCGACGCCCAGCTGCTGGAGTCTCGCGAGTACAGCGCCGAGGAGATCTGCCGCTTCTACATGGTCGATCCGACCATGGTGGGCTACAGCGACAAGGCGTCGAACTGGGGCACGGGCCTGGAGCAGAAGTTGCTGCGCTTTCTGACTTTCACACTGCGCAGCTACATGCGCCGGATCGAGGAGGGCATCAACCGTAACCTGCTCACGCCAGCCCAGCGCCGCCAGATTTACTCGGAGTTCTCCATCGAAGGCCTGCTGCGTGCTGACAGCGCCGCCCGCGCGACGCTGTATTCGGGGATGGTGCAAAACGGCATCTACACCCGCGACGAATGCCGCATGAAAGAGAACCTGCCTAAAATGGGCGGAAATGCCGGTGTGCTAACTGTGCAAACCAACCTTTCGCCGATCGACAAGCTGGGTCAGGGCGATGACGGGCAAGCCGCAAGGGCAGCTCTACAAAACTGGCTGGATCAGCCGGCAAACTCGAAGGAATAAATCATGCAACCAAAATCCAAGGCTGGCAGTTTTAACTGCGAGCTGAGCCCGCGCGCGCTCGACAGATGGAATCCCGCCATCAAAGCGGCCGTGGAGTCCACCAGCGATACCATCACCATCTACGGCGTTATTGGCCAAGACTGGTATGGGGAAGGCGTTACCGTCTCACGTATCGACGCTGCCCTTCGCTCAATCGGCGACAAGCCAGCCACCGTGTACATCAATTCGCCAGGTGGCGACATGTTCGAGGGCCTGGCCATCTACAACCGGCTCCGCGAGCACAGCCAGCCGATCACAACCAAGGTCCTGGGCTTGGCCGCCTCGGCTGCGTCGGTGATTTACATGGCCGGCGCAAAACGGGAAGTTGCGAGCAGCGGGTTTCTCATGATCCACAACTGCTGGACGCTTGCAGTCGGAAACCGCCATGACTTGCGCGATGTCGCGAACACGATGGAAGAGTTCGACGCTGCGATGGCCGACCTTTACGCGGAAGGCAGCGGCCAGGCCGTTGCTGACATTGCCGAGATGATGGATGACGAGACGTTCATACGCGGCCGCCGAGCAGTTGAGCTCGGTTTTGCAACGGCCGTCCTCTCTTCTGACGAAATCACCGAGCGTGAAGACGAGCAGGCCCAGCAGAGTAACGCGCTGAAGGCTATGGATATCGCTTTGGCAAAAGCCGGAATGGCCCGCAGCGAACGCCGCGAACTCTTTGCCAATTTCAAGTCCAGCACGCCGCGCGCTGCTGGCGGGGGTACGCAATACGCTGCCTCGTCCGATAAGCCCCGCGCTGTCGAGCTGGACCTGTCACCCCTGCCAAAACTCAACTTTTCCTTTCCCGTATGAGGCTTCACACAATGATGAAATTTCGTCTGTCCCCGGCATTCTTGATGGCTGTGTTGTCCATCGCTGCCTTGATCCCGCTGACCTTCGGTGCCACGCCCCAAGCAGTTATGGGTTCGCTTTTGCTGGTGGGTGTTTCCACTGCGCTCGTAAAACGTGGAACCTCTCAATATCGCGGCTGGAATGCTCAGATGGGGAAAATCGGTGAGGATGACATCGAAACCCAGTACAAGCAGACCCAAGCCAACCTCAAGGACATCGGCGATCAGCTCAAGGCACATGCCGAGCAGGCGCAAAAGAATGTCGATCGCCACGAGGGCCTGAGCAAAGAAACGTCGGCCAAGGTTGACGAGTTGCTGATGAAACAGGGCGAACTGCAGGCTCGCGTGCTGGAAGCCGAGCAAAAGCTTGTCAATGCCAATCGTGACACGCAGCGTAACGAGGCCCCGAAGTCCGCTGGCGAGTTGGTCGTTAACAGTGAACACATGGAAGGCGTCAATTCGTCGTTCCGTGGCTCCCGTCGCGTTTCCGTACCTCGCGCCGCTATCACCACGACATCCGCCGGTGGCTTGGCGGCCACGGAGCGCCTGGACACTGTCGCTCTGCCGGGCATGCGTCGGGCCACCATTCGCGATCTGGTTGCCCCCGGCCAGACCGAAGCTGGCTCGCTTGAGTACGTTCGCGAGACAGGCTTTACAAACAATGCCGCGACCGTAGCGGAGGGCTCTGCAAAGCCGTATTCCGAAATCACGACCGCCTTGGTAACGGCGTCGGTTCGTACTATCGCCCACCTGTTCAAAGCGTCGCGTCAGATTCTGGATGACGCGAAGGCTTTGCAGAGCTACATCGATGCGCGCGCTCGCTATGGCTTGCTGCTCACTGAAGAGTCGCAGTTGCTGTACGGCAGCGGTGCCGGTGCAAATCTGCAAGGTCTCGTTCCGGTTGCAAACCAATACGCGTCTCCAGCTGGCTGGACCGTAACCGGCGAGCAGCGCATCGATCGGCTTCGCCTGGCCCTTCTGCAAGCCGAGCTGGCAGAGTTCCCTTCGGATGGCATCGTGCTCAACCCAACTGACTGGGCTCTGATCGAGTTGATCAAAGACAGCCAGGGTCGCTATCTGATCGGCCAACCGCAGGAAGGCACTGCGGCTCGTCTGTGGAATCGCCCTGTAGTCGCAACCCAAGCGATGAAGCAAAACGACTTCCTGGTGGGGGCCTTCAAACTCGGCGCGCAGATCTTCGACCGGATGGAAGTTGAAGTATTGATTTCCACGGAGAACGACAAGGACTTCGAGAACAACATGGTCACGCTTCGCGCTGAAGAGCGCTTGGCGTTTGCCATCTACCGTACCGAAGCCTTCGTCACTGGCAAGCTCACGGCTGCGGCCGCTGCGGCTTAAGCTGCCCCAACCCCTAAAGTGGCCGGCACCCCCGGCCCACCGAGGTGAGACATGTCAGATGTATTGATCAAGCCGCTGCGGGCTTACGAGGACCGCGGCACCATCCGTGACACCGACAACGAGCCTTATGCCGCGCCTGTATGGCTGGCCAAGGAGCTGGAGCAACTCAAGCTTTGCAAGATCGTAGGCGAGGCTGGCGCAGCGCTGACCAACAATTCCAGTGACCGCTCGGCGCTGACGATTGCCAAGAAGGGGCAGCGCTGGATTATCGTCGACGCTGAGGGCGCTCAGGTCGGTGACTTTATCGGCAAGAAAGAAGAAGCCGAAAGCGAGTTGGCCGAACTTTTGACCTCCACCACACCGGATCCCGCTGGCAATCCTGAACCTGATGTTCCTAGCGAAGGACCGCCGGTTCAGGACGAGAATTCGCCTCCACAAACCGAGCAGAACCAACCGCCTCAGGAGTGATACATGCCCGTCATCAGCATAGAAACGGCCATGCATCACCTGCATGCAGAATCCGAGGATCAGCCGCTCGTGGAGGAATTTCTGGGCGCCGCGGAGGAAGCTGTTATGCAGTTTTTGCAGCGCCGGTTCTATGCCGATCAGGCTGATGTGGATAAGGCGAAGGCTGACACCATTCAGCGAACTCAAGCCGCGAGAGCTGCATACCGGGCTGCGCTGGAGTTGGCCGACGACCCAGAAAACTCTGATATTCGCTGCCGTCTTCGCGAGCGCGCTCGCCAATCATTGTCTGAAAGCTTTGAGCAGATCGATATGGACGACTTCGGCATCGTGATCAACAAGGCCATACAGGCAGCATGCCTGCTCAAGCTGGGCAACCTCTTCGCCAACCGCGAGGAAGTGGTGATCGGCACGATTGCCGCGGAGCTGCCGCTGGCCTCCAAGTCGCTGCTTATGCCATACCGCATCGGGATGGGCGTGTAATGCGTGCCGGTCGACTTCGTCATCGCATCACGTTCCAGGCGTTGGGCAGACTGCAGGACCCTAAAACCGGTGAAGAACTGGAGAGCTGGCAAACGGTTTGGGACAAGGTACCCGCAGCGGTCGAGCCGCTGAGCGCCAGGGATTTTATTGCTGCGCAGGCCAGCCAGTCGGAGGCGACCGCGCGTATGGTGATTCGCTACCGAGCCGGCGTGCTGCCGACGATGAGGATCCTTTACCGAGGGGATGTCTACGACATCAAAGGCCCGGCGCTGCCCGATCCCGATTCAGGTCTGGACTATCTCACCATCTTGGTGGCCAAGGGGGTCAATGATGGCTGACTCAGTGGATTTCCAGCTGGAGGGGATTGACTCTCTCGTTGGAAAACTCGAATCGATCACTCAGGACATGAAGCGTAAGGGCGGGCGGTCGGCGCTGCGTAAGGCTGCCCAGCTGGTGGCCAACAAGATGAAAGAAGGCGCGCAGCGGATAGACGACCCTGAAACAGGCCGATCTATCGCGGACAACGTCGCGCTTCGCTGGAACGGGAAATTGTTCAAGTCGAGCGGGGACCTGGGTTTCCGGGTTGGTGTTCTGCAAGGCGCCGTCCTCAAGAAGGGCGGCGACAAATCTGCGAACGCTGCGACGCCTCATTGGCGCCTGATCGAATTCGGTACATCCAAAATGCGTGCAGATCCATTCGCGCGAAAAGCCTTGGCCGACAACATAGCCGAGGCAACTAATACATTCATCACCGAATACGAGAAGGCCATTGACCGCGCGATTAAACGAGCGGCCAAGGCTTCAGGGGGGGCGTGATGCCATATGCACCCATATTCGCCGTATGCGCTGCTGACGAAGGGGTAACGGCACTACTGGGCGTCAGTCCCACCAGGCTTTATCCGTTCGATGATGCACCCGAAGGCGTGGCGAAGCCGTATGCAGTCTGGCAACTCATCACCGGCAGTCCAGAAAACTACCTCGCAGGCCGCCCAGATGTCGATGGGTTCACGTTGCAGGTTGATGTCTATGCCGCCACAGGCGCGCAGGCAAGGGCAGTGACCGACGCGATCAGTCACGCCATTGAGCTCAAAGCGTATGTGGTCCGCTGGGGCGGCGAGAGAAAAGACACCGAAACAAAGCTGTACCGGTCCAGCTTCGATATCGACTGGCTTGTGCCCAGATAGCCGAAACCCATTCATCCGGCCCGCCATGTGCGGGCTTTTTTATGTCCGACATTTGGAGAAAGCCATGTCGATTCTTACCCAAGGTACTCAGGTTTTCGCACTGGTGCCTTCCGCTAACAATCCGGCGGTTCTCGAGATCCTCGAGATCGAATGCGCCACCGCATTCAGCCCAGGAGGCAACCCGGCAGACCAGATCGAGGTGACGTGCCTGAGTGACAAGGTTCGCCGCTACATGCGCGGTCTTCGCACGCCGGGGCAAGCATCCCTGACGTTGAATGCTGATCCTCGTAACGCTTCGCACGTTCGCCTGCACCAACTTTCCGAAGACGACACCATTGAAAGTGTTTCTTGGGCTGTTGGCTGGGCTGACGGAACTGCGGCACCTACTTTGAATGCCGACAAGGATGATTTTGAACTGCCGCCCGCGCGCACCTGGTTCATCTTCGATGGCTACGTTTCTGACTTCCCGTTCGACTTCGCAGCCAACACTGTGGTGACTACGGCCGCCACCATCCAGCGTTCGGGCGGCTCTGCCTGGATCCGCAAGACAGCCAGCGCATAAGGGATATCCATGAAACTCAGCCTCGAAAGCTTGAGGGGCGTCGGTGCGTTCACCGGTCGCCCGGTCGAGAAAGAAATCAAATGGCAGCAGGGCGAAAAAGAATTCGTCGCCACGGTCTACGTCAGGCCGCTGGGGTTTCAAACGGCGATCAACGATGCGCTATCCGCCGCTGGCAAGGTGCAGGTTCACGCGGGCCGAATTGCCGCAAGTATCTGCGACGAAGAGGGAAAGCCCGTCTTCACGGTTGAAGACATCACCGGAGAAGCTGATCCAACGCGTGGCTCGCTCGACCCCAGCCTGACTTTCGCGTTGCTGACAGTCATCGCCCAGGTCAACAACTTGGGAAAGACGGCGCCCTCTCCGACGACGAAGAGTTCTGGCACGAGCTCGTCCTCGCCGGCATCGGCGGGCGTACGATCGCGGAAGCCAAGGAAAGCCTCAGCCTGAACGAGTTCAGGTCCTGGCTGAAGTACCGGGCGCTACGTGGCTCTCTGAATATCGGCATGCGGGTAGAGCGCGGATCGGCATTGCTCGCCATGATGTACGCCAACGTGAACTACAAGGACGGTCCGTACAAGATTTTCGACTTCATGCAGCATGAAACCGAGCAACCCATCAGTCTCGAGCAGGCGATGGAAAGCTGGGCATAGGCTTTGTCGGAATGTTGCCTACTGATACTCTGTGCCTCACTGACCAAGAGGGATCACGTATGCGCAGGACGGCGATAATGCTTATTTCAGCTTTGGCTCTATCCGGATGCGGACAGCCTAAGCTCGATGGAAGCTCAGACGAAGCTCTTCAAAAGTCGATTACAAAAGTTTCAGAAAGTCTGTCTGGAGAAAAAAAGGAGCAATTTAAAACTGATGTGCAATTAGTTGCATTAAGTCAGCTGGACCTCGGTCGCATGCTCAAAGGCGAAACTAATGCTACGACAGCAAGAATGAATATGCTGTCCGTATTGGATGGGAAAACCGCTGATGAGGTCGCTGCGGAAGCGAGGCGTATAATTGAAGAGCGAGAGGCTAGGGAACGCACGCAAGCGATTGCAGAAATAAACGATCTGACAGAGAAAAATAAAAAGTCGGAAGCGGCGAAGTCGCAGCTTGCAAAGTTTACGGTCGTGAAGTCTCGTTTTTATCTGCAAGAAGAAAAGTATTCGTATAATCCGAAGCCTTATATAGAGCTTACAGTCAGAAATGATACTGATAAGGCCATTTCGCGAGCTTATTTCAAGGGTACGATTGCTTCGCCAGGTAGGTCGGTTCCATGGTTCGTAGATGATTTTAACTACGAGATCAGCGGTGGCCTGGAGCCCGGCGAAACTGCTGATTGGGTGCTATCTCCTAACATGTTCAGCGACTGGGCCAAGGTGAGAGCGACTGATGATGCTGTGTTTACAGTTGAAGTCACCCGGCTTGACGGAGCAGACAAAAAAGCTTTGTACGATGCCACAGGATTGAATGAGCGCGAACAGAAAAGACTGCAAGAGCTTAAAACCAAATATGCTGGGGGCTGACTCCATCATCTAAGAAACCCGCTCCGGCGGGTTTTTTTTCGTCCGGAGATAATTGAATGAGCAAATCACTGGGCACGCTTACACTGGATTTGGTGGCCAGGATAGGATCGTTCACCGGGCCACTGGACCGGGCTAGTCAAGAGGCCAAGAAGCGCAACGCGGAAATCGCCAAGTCCTTTGAAAGCTTGGCCAAAGGCGTGGGGGTTGCCATCGCTGGCGTCCCTGCCGCTCTGACAGGGCTGGTTGCCTACACCGCTGGCAGCGCTAAGGAAATCTCCAACCTTGCAGCGCTGGCTGGTCTCGGAACAACCGAATTCCAGAAGTACGCTGCGGGCGCGAAAACCGTTGGCGTTGAGCAGGACAAACTCGCGGACATCTTCAAGGATACCAACGACAAGCTGGGCGACTTCTTCAACACCGGCGGCGGCGAGCTCAAAGACTTCTTTGAGGTTATTGCGCCGAAGGTTGGCGTGACAGCGGAGAGTTTCAAAAAGCTGAATAGTGCCGAGGCACTTCAACTTTATGTATCCAGTCTAGAAAAGGCCAATGTCTCCCAGGCGGAAATGACTTTCTATATGGAAGGTATTGCCGACGAGGCTAGTGCGCTCGTTCCTTTGTTGCGGAACGGTGGAAAGCAATTCAAGGATCTTGGTGAGGCGGCAGAGTCCGCTGGCGCTATCCTCAGCGTTCAAACTATAGCCATCTCGAAAGAGTTCTCGAGCGAGCTCGCTGGGCTAATCCAAAACCTGCAGGGTGCAAAAAATAAGATAGCCGATGACTTCATGCCCGTGGTTCAGCAGATGACCAAGGATCTTAATGACTCTGTTAAGGCGGGCGGGGGCGTGACGAAGGTTGTGGGAGAAATTGGCGAGTCACTGGTGACCGCCACAGCGTTCGTTGTCAGCGCGGGCGACGGTGTCGTTCGAGTTTTTCGAATCGTATCTGACACGCTGATAGGGATGTTCTCGACTGCTGTTGGATACATTCAAAAACTTGACTCTTCTGGGCAGGCAGCACTTTCGCAACTTAGCTTTGGTGATGTCTCTAAGGAATTCGCGGCCAATGCCAAAGAGATGGAAGAGGCAGCCCGGATAAGCTTTGGTGTTGCCGCACAGGCTGCATCAGGGCTCAAGGAGACGATAGAGGCTCCAATGGCAGGAGAGGCGATTAAAAAGTACATCTCCGATGCTCGTGGTGCGGCAGCCGAGTTCCAGCGGCTGTTCGGCGGTACCGGTTTTAGTAATGAGGGTGGAAAGGGCAGCGGAGTCGATCCTAAAGCTCTGGAAGCGGCCAAGCAGGCTGCAAAGGACGCTGCGTCGGCCGCGAAGAAACTGAGCGATACCTTCAAGGGTTCAGAGACCGACTTGCAGCGCCAGATCGCGCTGATTAATACCAGCTCGGATGCGCAAAAAAACGCCACGGAAGTGGACAAAATTCGCTTCGAAGTCGCGTCAGGCAAGCTTGTCGGGATCAACGCTGTTCAGCAGAAGCGCCTTGAGGGGCTGGCGTCAGAGCTGGATGCCCTCCAAAAACTCAAGATTGCAAACGAGGAAGAGGCCAAGGCCGTCAGCTTCCTTGCCACCCTCAAAGATGAAAACGCATCCATCGGCGCTGGCTTCGATATGGAGCTTGCTGGTGCAGGGATGGGCGACAAGGCCCGTGACCGCCTGAAGCAGGATATGGCAATTCAGGAGGATTACGCGCGCAAGGCCGCAGACCTCCAGGCGCAGCGCAACTCCGGCGATATCAGCGCCGAGCTGTACGCCAAAGAGACCGGCATGCTCTCCGAAGCGCTGGCTGAGCGGATGGTTAAGCAGCAGGACTATTACAACCGTGTCGACAAGGCCCAGTCCGACTGGATGGCGGGCGTGAGTGATGCCTGGAAAAACTATGTAGACGCCGCCGAAAACTACTCGGCGATCGCGGCCGATTTCGTGTCTGGCAGCCTGAATGATTTGACCGGTGGCCTGGGCAACGTGTTCTCCGACGTGGTCACCGGCGCAAAGGACGCTGGAGACGCTATCGCTGACTTCGCTGGCAACATGTCCAAGTCGGTTATCAACGCACTGGGCGACATGGCGGCGCAGTGGTTGGTCTATCAGGGCATTCAACTGCTCGTTGGTAAAAGCGGCCAATCGGCGGCGGCAACCGGCTTGATCGCCAACGCGCAGGCGGCGTCTGCGCAGGCCGCGCTGAACGCCTACGCATCGACCGCTGGTATTCCGCTGATTGGCCCTGCAGCCGCGCCGGCCGCAGCATTAGCGGCTGCTGCTGCAACCGCACCGATGGTGGCCTCTGTATCCGCATCAGCCCTCGCCGGTATGGCTCACAACGGTATGGACAACATCCCGAAGGAAGGCACCTGGCTGCTCGATGGCGGTGAGCGCGTGCTCAACCCGAACCAAAACCGCGACCTGACGAAGTACCTGGCTGAAAAATCTGGCACTGGCGGTCGCGGCGCGCCGTCATTCACCGTTCATGCACCCGTGAATGTTCAGGCCCAACCGGGGATGACTGACGCTGACGCCGCGAGACAGGGTTCGGCGATATCGTCGGCACTTGAGGCTCAGCTCGGGCAGTTTCTTGACAGAGAAATGCGCCAGGGCGGCCGTCTTTGGAGGCGCACGTAATGGCTGAGACATTCGATTTTGATGTTCAGGTCGGCGCGTCCGGCGATGTGAAGCAGCGCACCTGGTCGAACGACTTCGGCGACGGCTACACCCAGGCAGGCGGCGTCGGTATCAACACCAAGTCGCAGGCGTGGGACGTGACGGTAACCGGACGGTTCGGAGCTGGCCAGAAGCTCCAGCAGGTTCAGGCTTTTCTGGACCGGCATGAGGGATTTAAGTCATTCCTCTGGACGCCACCAGGCAGCGGGCAAGGAAGATACACCGCCAACGGCTACAAGTTGTCCACCCTCGGCGGTGGTCTGCACTCGTTGTCCACGAACTTCAAACAAACATTCAAACCATGAAACAGCATGATGCGGCTGTGCCGCAGGAGAAGATTATGATCGGGCCATTTATAGTTAAGGAAAAGGACTCATCTCAGAGCATACCGATCGCTGCCAGCGCTGCTCTGTGTTCAGGCCTTGGTATTGGCTTATCAGATGGTTTTGTCCAGAAAGCAGAACTGAAAGCCGACCTAATAGAGCGTCGGCTTTTGAGGCTTGAAGCAGCGCTTGGGCTACTCCCTATTTGTGCTGATTGAAAGTCGCGGAGATTCGATCCGTATTGGGGCGAGTTGGCCCGAAAATCGGCATTGTCTTGGCCACTTCCAAGGCAAACAGGCGTGCAGCTTCGATTCCCTCTGCACCTTGCGATGCTTTGAGCTGTTGAATCAGCCCGGCCAATACGCAGCTGATTGTCAGTATGTCTGAGCCATGGGAGTTAACAACCTCAACTAATTTTTTTTCGTCTAACACGCTGACCTCCTGGTCATAAAAGCGCCGGTATTGGCGCATTCCCGGCCCAAAAGTCTAAACGCAGCGGGCCGGGGGCAAGCCTTAACCCTTTGTTTGGGTTTCGACAATCAATCGCCATTCGACTTTTGTTTTATCGGCGTGCTGGTGCTTATTTTGTGGCGGGAATATATCGTCCTTGTTTGACGTGATTTCATCTCCGCAACCCTCGCATCGGTAGATCCCTGATACCGGAACTTTGCTTGCAATTTGGTATAGCGTGTCCCACACCAAGCCACCTAATAAAGTCTTCTGAGTTTTTTTTACATACTGCACTGTCTCGTCGGTTACGCGTGCCATTTTCATTCCCGTCTTGGTTTGTGAAGGCACCAAGCTACTACGACTGGATCCAATTCAGTTACTGGGTTTTTGGCCACACTGGATGGTTGGACAGGATCCTCAGCGAATATTCAAACTCCCACCCCGCCAAGTGCTGGGTTTTTCGTAGGTAACCACCATGATTTACAGCGCGGACATCCAGAAACTGGAGCCCGGCAACCAGATTCGTCTGTACGAACTGGACGCCACGCGGCTCGGCGCTACGCTCTGGCGCTTCCACGGGCATGAGCACGAGGGCGACATTATCTGGCAGGGCCAGCTGTATTCCCCTATCCAGATCGAGGCCAGCGGCTTCGACATTCGCGGCGATGGCCGGCCAGCTACGCCGAAGCTCACTTTGGCCAACGAGCTGTCGGGCATTCGCGGTGCTGTCTCGGCGCTGTGCCTCCAGTACCGCGATCTTGCCGGTGCGAGCTTCAAGGTGATCGAAACGTTCAAGCACTTCCTGGATGCCGCGAACTTCGACGGCGGCAATCCGGATGCTGCTGATCAGAGCCGCACCAGCCTGTGGAGAATCGAGCAGAAGACCGAAGAGAACTTTTCGGCGGTAGGCTTCGAGCTTTCCAGCCCCATCGATATGGAAGGCCAGCAGCTGCCGTCCCAGCAGATCACCAAGTTGTGCCGCTGGGCGATGCGCGGCCAGTACCGGCAGGAGGCCTGCGCCTACACAGGCACCGCCTATTTCGACAAGAAGAACGAACCCACCGATAACCCTGCGCTTGACCGCTGCGGGGGCTGGTGGAGCAGCTGCAAGTTGCGCGGCAATACCCGCCGGTTCGGCGGCTCAATGGGCGCAAGCCTAATCGCCAAGGGGTAACCATGCGAATCAATCAAAAGCTTCAGGACGCTATGCGGGCGCACGCCGAGCAGTCACACCCGGCCGAGGCCTGCGGGCTGCTGATCAAGACCGAGGCAGGGCGTGAGTACGTGCCGTGCGGCAACGTGGCCACCAACCCGCTGCAGCATTTCCTGATCGACAAGCACGACGCTGCTGCGGCAGAGGACCGGGGCGAGGTGCTGGCCATCGTGCACAGCCACCCGGACCGCGCCGCCACGCCGAGCATGACTGACCTGGTCAGCTGCGAACTGCACGAACTGCCCTGGGCGATTGTGGGCTGGCCCGGCGGCGATATTCAGTGGTTCAAGCCGAGCGGCTTCCAGGCCCCACTGCTGGGCCGGGACTTCTCGCATGGCCTGCTCGATTGCTGGTCGGCCTGCCGCGACTGGTACGCCCGTGAGGCCTCGCTGCCGCTGCCGAACTTCGAACGCAAAGAACTGTGGTGGGAAGATCCTGACAGCCCGAGCCATTACGAAGAGAACTACGAGGCCTGCGGGTTTGTACGGGTCGAGCAGCCCCAGCGCGGCGATATGCTGGTTTTTCAGATCCCGACCGTGGGCCGACCTTGCCACTTCCCGAACCACGCCGCGATTTACCTCGGGGCCGATGCCAGCCTGAACAGTGAGGACGCGCCAGCACTGGGCGGCTCTGGTCCGTTCATCTACCACCACATGCCCGGTCGCCTGGCTGCTCGTGAGGTCTACGGCTGGTCGATGGCGAACCGCGTGAAACTGATCCTGCGCCACAAGGAATACACCCCATGACCATGCGCACCATCAAGCTGTACGGCGTACTGCGTAAGCACTTCGGGCGCGAGTATCGCATTGACGTACACAGCGTACGCGATGCCGTGAATGCCCTTTGCGCGATGAAGCCCGGCTTCGAGAAGTTTCTGCGGACCGGCGAGGAACGTGGCTTGGTGTTCAGCGTCTTCTGCGGCAAGCGCAATGCCGGAGAGGCCGAGTTTGATATGCAAGGAAGCGACGCCACCGACATCCGCATCGTGCCGCTGATCCAGGGCAGCAAGCAGGCTGGCTTGTTCCAGGTGGTGCTGGGCGTTGCGCTGGTTGTGGGCGGCCTGTTCACGGGCGGTACGACTACAACGCTTGGTGTGGGGCTGCTCGGTGCTGGCGCTGCGGTCGGGCTCGGCGGTGTGGTGCAGATGCTTTCGCCTACGACCACTGCCAGCGTCGGCAGCAACAACGAAGACGGCAACAACCCCAGTTACGGGTTCGGCGGTGCCGTCACCACGGTCGCCCAGGGCAACCCGTATCCCGTGCTCTACGGCGAACGCGAGATTGGTGGGGCCGTTGAGTCAGGAGGTATCTACACGCAAGACCAAATCTAACTATTCGCAAACACCCAACCCGCTTCGGCGGGTTTTTTATTGTCTGGAGATCCGCATGGGCGCAGCGCGCAAACTCGTCGTTCAAGGTGCCAAAGGCGGCGAGTCAAAACAGAAACAGCCGACCATTGCGGAGAACAGCACAGCTTCGATTGCTACCGCGCGCATTGTCTATCTGTGGAGCTGGGGGCCAATCGTTGGACCGGTCAACGGCCTGCGCTCGGTAAAACTCGACGGCACCCCGCTGGTGGCCGAAGACGGCACTGTTAACTTCCCGGGTGTGAAGTGGCAGTTCCGCAATGGGGAGCTGAACCAGCAACGTCTTGAGGGCATTGCCGAGTCCAGCAACGAAGTCGACGTAAACCAGCAGATGCTCAGCACCACGCCTTATCTGCGTTCCGTGAACAACCCGGTGCTGGATGCGCTTCGTATCCGCTTCAGCTGGCCACAGCTCCAGTCGCAGGACCAGAGCGGCAACATCAACGGCGTGCGAATCGATTATGCGATTGACCTGGCCACTGATGGCGGGCCTTTCGTTCAGATGCTGGCGGACTTCGTAGACCGCAAGAACGTCACCAAGTACGAACGCAGTCACCGCATCAACCTGCCTGCGGGCAGCCGCTGGACCATGCGCGTGCGCCGGATCACACCCGAAGCCAACAGCTCGCTGATTCAGGACAGCATGTTCGTCGAGGCGGTGGCCGAGGTCGTAGACAGCGATCAGGAATTTCCGCTCACCGCCGTGGGCTGCGTGGAATATGACGCCCAGCAGTTCGGCGGCGATATCGCCAAGATTGCGGTGCTGATGCGCGGGCGCATCGTGCGCGTGCCGGCGAACTATGACCCTGAGACGCGGACCTATGCCACGTCTGGCCCAGGCACCAGCAACGGGATCTGGGACGGCACGTTCAAAGAGGCCTACACGAACAACCCAGCCTGGGTTTGCTACGACCTGGCGCTGAACCCGTATTACGGTCTCGGGCACCGGATCGATGCCACGATGGTGGATCGCTGGAACCTGTACCGCATTGCGCAGTATTGCGACCAGATGGTGCCCAACGGAATGGGCGGTATGCACCCCCGGATGACTTGCAATATCTACCTGCAAAAGCAGGCAGATGCCTACGCGGTGCTGCAAGACCTGTCGTCCATCTTCCACGGCATGAGTACTTGGGACGGCAGTCAGATCACATTCAACGCCGACATGCCAGGCGACCCTGTCTACACCTACAACCCTTCGCAGATCCTGAACAACGGCGAAATCCAGTATTCGGGCACCCGGGCGCGCGATCGGCACAACCTGGCGCTGGTGACGTGGGACAACCCCGACCAGAGTTTTGCAACGGACAAGGAACCGGTATTCGATGAAGTGGCGCTGGCCGAAAGCGGGTCATTCAATGAAATGTCCGTCGACGCCTACGGCTGCACATCGCTTGCCCAGGCGCAGCGTGCGGGCCAGTACGCGCTGATCACCGAACAGACGCAGACAAGGGGCGGGACTTTCCGTGTTGGCCTGGACGGCAGCATTCCGAAAACAGGGCAGATCATTGCCGTGGCTGACCCCATGTTGGCCGGTCGTGCGAACGGCGGGCGGATCAGCGCAGTGGCGGGGCGTGTCATCACCGTTGACCGCGACATCGATCTGTCGACCGGTGCCAAGCTGCGGGTGAACTTGCCCAGCGGCAAGACCGAGGCGCGCGTTATCACCTCGCTCACTGGCCGGCAAGTAACTGTGGCGGCCAGCTTCAGCGAAGTGCCAGAAGCCGAATGTGGCTGGATACTCGAATACGAAGACCTGAAAACCATGCAGTTTCTGGTGCGCAACATCACGCGCCCGGAATGGCACCAGTACCAGCTCGAGTGCATCCAGCACGAACCGAGCAAGTTTGACGCCATCGACTTCGGCGCTGTCGTGGACATCCGTCCAATCAGCGGCATTCCCGTGGGCGTGCAGGCTGCGCCGGGCGCCGTGTTCGTGACCCAGCATGTCGTGATCGAGCAGGGCATCGCGGTTACCAACATGACCATCAGTTGGGACGCTGCGCCAGGCGCGGTTGCCTATGACGTGGAATGGCGCTGGGGCTCGCGCGAGTGGGTCAAAGTACCGCGCACTGGCGAGCAGTCGGTGGATGTGCCGGGTATCTACGCCGGTCAGTACATGGCCAGGGTTCGTGCTGTCAGCGCCATGAACGTTTCGTCTTTGCCGGCCACCTCGCTGCTGACGAACTTGCAGGGCAAGACCAGCTTGCCACCTGCCGTCACTTCGCTGACGGCCGCATCGCTGATCTTCGGCATCAAGCTGAAATGGACTTTCCCACCAGGCGCAGAGGACACACAGCGCACTGAAATCTGGTACAGCCAGACGACCGACCTGGCCAAGGCAACGAAGCTCAGCGACCTGGCCTACCCGCAGTCGGAACACGTCATGCAGGGGCTGCTGGCGGGGGTGACGTTTTTTTTCTGGGCGCGGCTGGTGGATCGGACCGGCAACGTGGGTCCGTGGTATCCGACCGGCGCCGGCGTGATGGGCCAGACCAGCAGTGATGCTGGGGCGATCCTTGAAATGATTGCCGGGCAGATCACCGAAACCGAACTCGGTCAGAAGCTGCTGGAAAAGATCGCGCTGATCGAGCAGTTGCAAGACCAAGTCAATGCTCTGGACGGACTCAAGGCCTACAACCCAGACGATACCTATGAAAAAGGTCAGTTGGTGGTGGGCGATGGCCGGATCTACCAGGCCGAGAAGGCAGTGCCTAAAGGCACGCCGCCACCAAACGCAGATTACTGGGAGGACGTGGGTAACCTCCTGGAAACGGCAAACGGGCTGGCCGCCCAGGTCCAGACTCACACCACGGAAATAAACGAACTGAACGGTGTTGTGACCGCCCAGGCATCGAGCATGCAGGCGTTGCGAGCGGCGTACCGCGAGGATGACGGGGAGGGCGAGCTCGTCGATGCTCTGAAGGGCTACAACAGCGCCGCCAGCATTGTGCAGGAGCAGATGACACGGGCGACGCAGAATGAGGCGATGGCCCGTACCGTTACTCAACTGAGCTCCACTGTTGGGGCGAACAGTGCTCAGGTCACGGATCTGCGTGAAGTGGTCAGCACCAATCAGGCGTCCACCTCGACCTCTCTGCAGCAGTTGTCGGCCTCGGTGGCATCTGCCAACAACGCCTCGGCCCAAAACGCGGCAGCGATTCAGCAAACCGCTACCGCCTATGCGGACACAGCCGGGAAGCTGACCACCATGTGGTCTTTGAAAATGCAGGTCACGCAGGACGGGCGATATGTAGCTGCTGGCATTGGGTTAGGTATAGAAAATACGGGTGCAGGGCTGCAAAGCCAATTTCTTGTGAGTGCAGATAGATTTGCAATCATCAACTCGATGGCGGGCGGGGCGATATCGACGCCGTTCGTTGCTCAAAACGGGCAGTTGTTCCTCGGTCCGACCTTCATCATGGATGGCACGATCACCAACGCCAAGATCGGCAGTTTCATAAGCTCGACTGACTATGTGGCCGGTCAGCGCGGGTGGATCTTGCGCAAAGACGGAACGCTCGAGATCAACGGGTCAGGCGCTGGCGGCGGCAGGCTGGTGGTTACCAATCGATCAGTCCGGGTCTATGACGCCAATAACGTCAAGCGCGTGCAGTTGGGAGACCTCAGCGAATGAGCAATGGAATGAGGGTGTGGGGCGCAGATGCTGCGCTCCAGTTGGACGAGAATTCGTTCACGATCCGGGTTGTGCTGTCGACGCTGGTTACATTCTCCGGCACCACAAAGACCAGCCAGGACTTTGCTGTGCCTGGAGTGGGGCCGGGGAACGGCGTGGCAATGGTGATTCCGGCCGGCACCTATGACAGTAATCAACGGCAGCACGAAACAGAACTCGTTGACGGTGTCGCGAGGGTTTACAACCACACCAGAACTTATGGATCAAGCACGGTTTCCTCGGGAACTATGCGCCTGATCGTTATGAGGTTTTCATAATGGCGGAAGCATACGGGCTGGAGTTCTCCAATAACAGCAATGTGGTAGTTCTTGACTCGCAATATGCGCGACTGATGGTTATTGCGTCGGGGCGTTATCAGCCTACCGAGGAAAGCGGGCTTGGTTCGACCACCTACTTTCCTCGGCCAGTCACCTCGCAGGAGCCGCCACTGGTGTTTGTTAGGCCTGATACCGTAAATGCGGTGGCGGGGCTTTGCGCTATGCGCTTGATAGGATCTGCAGGCAACTGGACCGGCTTCTATGTTCGGGCCTACGACGTGAACACTGCCCAGCCCAATGGCCGGTATTTCGTTGCTCAATTTGCTGCGCAACCGGTCGCGGATTTTGGTATGCGACTGTGGGATGGGTCAACCAATCTGCTATTTGATTCGGGGACTTCAAGTGCAAACTTCACGCGCTCTTTTCAAGCGTGGAATTATGAGAGGTTTGACTACACCAGTCAGAACCTTGTGCGTTGCTATTACTCAGTACCGTTCAATTTCCCTGAGAACGAGTATCTATTGATTAACTCGTTTGGGATGGGGTTGAACTCGGGTAGTGCGATATCAAGGGCGCTGTATTGCTGGTGGGACTTTCCGAACAGCAAACTTTACGCGATCACCATTGCAGCGGCCAATCCAACAGCATTCTTTCTGCCGGCAGTCTTTGCAAAGATGAACGTCTGACACATCAACTGATTGAGTAAACATCATGCCTTGGTACAAGTCGGGTACGGTTTCCGTCACCCAAAATTCGAATGCGGTCATTGGCACCAATACCGCATTCATTGCAAACAGCCGGGTAGGTGATGGCTTTCGCGGGCCTGATGGTGGCTGGTATGAGGTGACCAACATCGCCAGCAATACCGCAATATCCATCTCGCCTAACTATCAGGGAGTCACCAACAACGCGGGCGGATACGCTCTTGCTCCGATGCAGGGCTACGTCAAGGATTCTGCTGATGCGCTCCGGGCGCTGGTCAATCAGTTCGGCTCTACCCTTGCGGTGTTGGGCGCTTCTGGTACGCGCGAAGGTGTGCGCGCAGCACTTGCTGCTGCCGCCAGCGGGAACAACAGTGACATCCTCTCCCTGTCGGGTCTGACAACGGCGCTGACGATTGAGCAAGGTGGGACCGGAAAGAAGACTGCTGGCGAAGCCATCCAGGCATTGGGCGGCGTGCGCTTGGGGGCGGCTAATTCTTCCGTTGGGACAAGTCTTTTTTCGGGCGCTCCGCCCGGCATAGCCTCAATAGGTCCCACTAACAATAACGGTAACACGGCACTACGAATAGGTAATGGCAATAACAATAGCGCATCCGCGGTAATGACATTTATTCGAGATGGGGCGTTTGGTCTTCACCTTGGAATTGACACCGACAACAAATTCAAGATCGGTGGGTTTTCAATGGGTGAAGTAGCACGGACCTTATACCACGAGGGTAACGCAGTAGGGACCGTTTCACAGTCGGGAGGCATGCCCACCGGGGCGATAATAGAAACTGGAAATTTGAATGGGGGCACGTTCACGAAGTATTTGGACGGCACGATGATTTGCCGAGGGATATCGCCAGCCCCAGTGGCAGCTAGCCAGGGCGGTGGACCGATCTTCTACTCAGGCGGCGTATCTTTCGTATTTCCTGCGCCATTTGCTGCTGTTCCGGCAGTGACGATGCAGGCCATGACCTCTAATGGTTACTTTTGTTGGGGGGCATCCGACGGCAGTGCCACTACTACGGGCATCATCGGTCGAGTTGTTTCCCCGTCGAGTACCGCTTCTTCGTACCTTTGTTATATAGCCGTTGGCAGGTGGTTCTAATGATTATCAAAATAGCTCCCCAGCGAAGGGATGATGCATTTATTGTAGAAAAAAACGGCATGGTATTGAAGATTAATGGAGATACGTTCGACTTTTCGCCAATGCAAGAAGGGGGTACGTTGCCGAAGTCCGCCATTGCATGTGAATGGATATGGGATGACGTCAATTTGGATGGCGGACAACTTATCGTATGCCTGATTTTACCTGTTCCCGCAAACTACAGCCCCGAGCAAGCATACCCCGCGGACCTAACTGATGTGCCTGACGGTATCGTCCAGTTTCCGAAAGCTCTCCCTCTGATCGAAACGGTTTAAAGGACCTGAACATATGTCCAACATTGACTGGTCGCAATTAATTACCAAAGAAATGAAAGACGCAGTTACTGAAGCTCGATCCCTTGCCAAGGCGAAGAGCGATTTGCTCGAGCGGAGCAGTGCTGCAGCTCAACAGATCGCCCGCATTCAGGACCGCATTGAAACCCTGGGCTATGGAATTGAGGCCGGAGATGCTACCGAAGAGGAAGAGACGGAAGCGGCTGCACTCGCGCCCATTCTCAAGGCCTGGAAGGCTTACAAGTTTGCCCTGGGAAAGGTAACCGCCCAACCTACCTGGCATCAGGCCCCGGTCTGGCCGGTCGCGCCCGCGATACCAGAGATCGCCGCCGCGCCCATGCTGGTGGAAGAACCATTGGCCTGACGTACACCTGCCACCGAACCCCGCCATCGAGCGGGTATTTTTTTGCCTGGAGAAAATCGAATGTCCATTACCGCGCAGCAGTTGCTGCAGATCCTCCCAAACGCCGGCCAGAGAGCCGGCGTTTTTGCACCTGTCCTCAATACGGCGATGAGCAAGTACCAGATCGTGACCCCACTGCGCGTCGCGGCGTTCATCGCTCAGGTCGGCCATGAGTCAGGCCAACTGCGTTACGTCCGCGAGATATGGGGGCCGACTACGCAGCAGCTGGGGTACGAGGGGCGCAAAGACCTGGGCAATACCGTTTCCGGTGACGGCTCAAAATATCGGGGCCGTGGCCTGATCCAGATCACCGGTCGGGCGAACTATGCCGAGTGCGCCGAAGCGCTGGGCCTGGATCTGATCAACCACCCCGAATTGCTCGAGTTGGCGCAGCACGCCGCGATGTCGGCGGCGTGGTTCTGGCACCGGGCTGCGCTCAACACGCTGGCCGACAAGGGCGATTTTATGACGATCACCCGTCGTATCAACGGCGGCACAAATGGCCTGGCTGATCGTCAGGCGCTTTACGCCCGAGCGCTTGAGGTGCTGGCGTGAAGGCCCTGCCGTGGAAGGCAGTCGGCCTGCTGCTGATCCTGCTGGCGATGGCCGGTGCGTTGTACGGGGCATACCGGCACGGTGTGACGGTCACCGACCTGGCCTGGAAGGCGAAGTGGGCCAAGGAAGTCAGCACCCAATCCGAAGCGGTGGCCACCACGACCACCGAGTACCGAACCGAAGAGCAACGCCGCCAGAAAGCGGCCAACCAGGTGGCGAACGATGCAAGACAAGAACAGACCGCTGCGCTTACTGATGGCTCTGTCGATGATGCTTCTGGTGAGCTCATGCGCATCGAAGCCAGGAAAATGGCAGCAACCGCAAGTTGCGTGCCCAGCGATACCGGAGCTTCCGAGCGAGGCAAGGCAGCCACCCGCGCCGCAATGGTGCTCTCCGACTTGCTCGGCAGGGCTGACGCGCGAGCGCGAGAGCTGGCTAAAGCTTATGACCAGTCCCAAATAGCTGGGCTGGCGTGTAACCGCTTTGCCGATGAGCTATCCAGCACCACCAATTCAGCCAGGCCATAGGCCGCCGGGGAATCACTGTGCAGACAGCAACGAAGCAAGAAACCTACGGCCGCACCATGAAAGATCGGCAGGCGCTGTACATCCGAGCTAAAGGCTCTGGCGTGACACGTTGGAAGCCTGATTAGAATTCGTGCTTCACGCACAAAAGGAGCGGCTGGTAAGGATGCGCCAACATCCGTTCCAGCCACCGAACCGCAGACTATTCCTGCAAGTCCAGCCAAGGCCCCCGCTCTGTGCACAAAGCGCGGCGAGCCTAGTACCTGTTTATCCATACAGTAAAGGCTTGCAT